AGCAGCGCCAAGCTCGATGCGCTCACCAGCGTCGGCGGCGATCTGTCCATCCACAGCAGCGCCAAGCTCGATGCGCCTGCGCTCACCAGCGTCGGCGGCGACCTGTCCATCTACAGCAAAGGCGCATTGACCGCAGGCAGGCTCTATTGCGGCGGATACGACAAATTCCGCGTGATCGACGGGATTGGCTGCGTCGTTCTCTCCGAAAAGAAGCAGGACAACGTAACGGTCCTGATGTGCCGACGCTCCGAGATTAAAAATCAGAAGGTGATCGGCGAGAAATTCTACGTTGCGCAGAAGGGCTCCGACAACGCCCACGGCAAAACCATCGCGGAAGCGATCCAAGAACTCCAATTCAAGATCGGCCCGCGCGATGTCGAGCGATATCGCAACATGCCGCGCGACACGAAGAAGTCACCGTCCGAATGGGCGCTGGTCTATCGCATGGTCACTGGAGCCTGCCAGTACGGGGTGGCGAGATTCATCGAAGCGCAGGGCAAGCTCAAGCAGTCTTACACGCTGACGGAAATACTCGCTCTTACCAGGGGCCAATACGGCCACGATAGGTTCGCCGAGATCGTCAAAGCAAACCGCAGCCTAACAACCCGCGCCGCTCTCGCCGCAGCAAAGGAGCCCAGGTGATGCAGTTCAAAATTCTTGAGGTTAGAGACGAAGGAACGCACATCCCGGTGCTCGCGATGCGGATGCTCGCTGAGAACGGCGTGCAGGGCTATTACGTTCACGGGCGATGCGGGTATCCGAAGGACGGAAGCGGCATTGTGCTCATGCACCTTGATAATCAAAAGGCGACAGTCGATCCGTATGCTTGGGTCGATCTTGGTTTCGGTCGGCGCACGATGGGCAACGCGCACAACTTCATCACCGAACATTTTGACGAATTGAAAGACGGTGACGTAGTGGATGTGCGTGTAATTTTGGGGGAGGCCAAAGAGCCCGTTACGTCTGATCGTTTTTGGAACTGGGAAACGAAGCGTTACGAGCCGAATCCATCCCAGGAGCCCGCCCATGAATAAGCCGCTCGTATCCCCGCCGGTTGCTGATGCTGCGCAATCAACACGAACGCCCGATGAGGCGAGGGAACAGGCCCGCGTCTATCACGAATGGATGATGGGCGTCGCGGCGCTCGCCGCCTCCCAGCCTCTTGAAATCTGGACGCCCATGCAATTCCACCGCGACGGAAAGCTGGTGGGCGATGTCGAGTGGAGCGATGAGGAAGGCTGTTTCTTCGCGCACGTCTATCCCGAAACGAAATCTGTCTCCCGGTATTATGAGACGTTCGAGCGGCTATGCGATGCGATGGCGTGGGTTCGGAATTGGAAAGAGCCATGACGGACGCGGAACTGATTGCGAATTTGCGCGAAAACGCTTTGATAAAAGAAGGCCGCGCATGGCAACGCCTGGATGGTGGCCAAGACCTTTCGATTGGAGCGGCACTCGCAAACAAAGCCGCCGACCGCCTCGAAGCCCTTTCGTCCACCCCGGCGCAAGACGATGCCCGCGCAAAGGCGATGGGGGAAGCGGTCGAGACGGCGAAAGATCATGTTGCGCTCTGGCAAAACCAGAAGATCAGCGGCGCATCACGTGCGGAACGCAATGCTGCTTTAGAAGATTCGCGGGCGAGACTTATCCGCGCCCTCGCCGCGCTCGAAGGCAAGGAGGGGTAGATGGATTGGAGCAAATACGACGCCCTAAAGGTTATCGGCCTGCTTCAGCAAGCGACAGAAGCGAAAATTTGGGCACGCCGCACGTTTTTTGCCGTCTTATTCGGGTTAGGCACACTCGCTTTCCTGATCGTATTGAGCAGGAGCTAACGCCATGCACGCCACCATCACAGACGAAGACGTGGAAGCGATTGCGGATGATGCGGTTTGGCATGAAGACTTATCCATGCGGAGAAGCATTGTCCGCGCCATCCTCACCGCCGCCCAAGAGCGGGGGCTTGTCTCGCCGCAACACGTGGCGACGCAGACAATCACGATACGCCAGGAAGGCTCGTTGTGGTTTGCTACCAGCGAGGACGAACCGTCGATTTTCGTCAGCGCCCACACGCGCGAGCAAATGAATGCCGCACTGGCTCACATTCTAAATCCTGGCGCGCCGCAACCCGTCGCGGGGGCGGTGGAGGCGTTGAAGGTGCATATCTTGCATTTGGAAGCTCGGCTTGCCGAGGGTTTGCCCATGAGCGAGAGCGCTAACAGACTTCACAGATTTATAAACTCATTGGACGTTGATGATCTGGACGAGCGCGCCGAAAAACTAATGCAATCGCAGCTTGACGGAATGATGGTCGGCCCAGGCAATCGAGCGGGGATCAAGTCTTCGCTGTCAGACCATTTCCACGATATTCGAGAATCCGCCCTCTCCCATCGCCCGCCAGCGGAAGAGACGAGGGACGAGCTTGCTGCATTGGAGCGTGAAATCATCTCCCTCCGCGCGCGCGAGGAAGCGCTTGAAGCGGCGCTGAATTTCTACGCCAAGCCGGAAAACTATTGCAGCGCTCTAAAGTTTAACGGCGATTGCGGGCACCGCCTCGACTGGGAGAAAACGCCAGTGCTTGTCGATGATGGCGCTGTTGCCCGCGCCGCTCTCAACCGTGGAGGTGCGTGATGTACGACGTGTCCGACCGCATCCGCTACATCCGCGATCATCGCCTGCATGAGACGGAATTACCGGAGCCGGAATCGCGCGGGCCGGTCAACGATTGGCGCTACGTCGCGTGGGGATTCGCAGCGATCATTCTCGGCTTTGCGTTCGCCTATGGGCTGGCTTTGATTGTGGGAGGTGGGTGATGGCTGAACATAGATGGTCTTTCTCGGAAGATGAGTGCGACACATTGCTGCGATGCTTCGACTTCTGCATCAAAGAGGTGTCGCAGTATGCCGATTCTCGCTCTCAAAACGACATTGTGGTGTTTGCGGCGCAATTATCGCGCTCGAAAGTTAAACGCCTCAAAGAGCGCCTCTTTCCTCCTGACAAGGCAACACCATGACCCGCTCCAGCTTCTACTTATGGCGCTACGGGATGGCTTCGATGATGGGAGGTGGGTAGTGGCGAGCGACGATTTCTGCCTTTTCCACGGCTTGGACTTTATGAAAACAAATCGCGGCCCTATCCCGTATTGTCAGGCGTGCGAGGACGGAATTTGTACGTGCTGCCGAGGTGAATGCGGCCAGGTGATAATCGTGCCAGTCTGCTGCGGTATGGCGACCAGTAGCGGCGAGTGCTGCGGTAATCCGGCCCCTGCTCAAGAGATAGAGCCTTGCCCCAATTGCGGCGGAAGCGGCAAAGAGCCGCCACTTGACCAAAACGAAATCGAAGCCACGCACGGCCCATCGTCATGACCACCTTCGACAACATGCACTCTCGCGCTCGCGACTTAGGACGCCGCCCCGATGACGCTCTCCGAAACCGGCCGCGTGCTCCTGGTCTGCGCCATGTGGGCGCTGAGCATCGGCGCGCTCGCGGGATGGGTCTACGTCGAGAGCGAGAACAGGATTTTGAGGCAGGTGTTTGGGACGGTAGATGCGGAAGGGGTGAAGCGATGACGCCATTTCTGAAGCGCGTCCCGACCGGTCATCGCTCGCACTCAAACGCGAAGCGGCGGCGTAACGAATTCTTCAAAGCCCAGCGTGGCAAATGCGCGTACTGCAAGCGGCGCATGGTCAAATCGCGTGAGAAGCTGAACAGCGTCACGCTTGAACACCGGACCCCCTTGTCACGCGGCGGAAATCACTCGCGGAAGAACCTCGTCGGCAGTTGCGCGCTTTGCAACAGAATGAAGGGCTCGATGCTGGAGGCAGATTTCATCCTGTACCTTCAAAAGATCGCCGCGTACGAGCACCAAGAATGACCGCCACCTTCATCATCATGCGCCTTGAGAGCGGCGGATATTGGCCTCCTCATGGGCCGAAGGTTGTGCCGATGACGCAAAAAGAAGCGGCGAAAGAAATCGACCGGCTCCAGAAGCAATACCCCTATCAGGAGTTCGAGGTCTTCGGCGGCTGCGGAAAGGCGCGCATCGACAACAAGGTGAAGTTCAAATTCACCACGCCCGTGCTCGCGGAGCCGAAGCCGATGAAGCCGCCGAAGCCAGCGGAGAACGTGGTGCCGATGAAGGTGAAGGCGGCGAAGGCATGACGCGCGACGGTATCCATTATGAGAAGGACCAAGCGATGTATCATTTAGGCGATCCGTGCATCCATTGTGGAACAGCCCACCACGACGTGGAGCCGGGACTTTGCTCAAAAGCCGTTGGGTTAGGCGCGGCCGTGCGCAACATCGAATATCTGTCGAAGCATCTTGCTGAGCACGAAAAGAAATCCGCCACTGAAACTGTCCGCCTACGGGGATTGATCGCAGGAGAAAAGACGCGGGTGTTGCGCGCCGAAGTGGGGCTTGACCTTGAAGCCATCGCGCGCGCCGAAACTATCCTCGCGGTCACGGATTATTCGCGCGGCGGCGAAGAACGCAATAGCGCGCGGCAGGACGCGATCAAATGGTTCGCAACAGGGATCGCTGGTTATCGCGGACTCAAGCATGAGTTCTTCGGCACGAAGAATTACGACCGATGGTCCGGTCAGCGCGCCGATTGCGAATACGGGTGTGGCCCGCGGCACGGCTCCATTTGCTTCAGCATTGGACTAAAACGAGACGCCCGCAAGCGCGCGCTCACTGACGAAGAGCGCGAATCCGCGATTTACTACCTCGTGAATTTGGAGCGCATCCAAGCCGCGAAGGTGTCGGCATGAAGGCGGAGAACGTAATCGCGATGAAAGCAAAGAGGGGTGGGTGATGGTCGAGACAGAGAACAGGAGAGCGTGATGGCAGATTATTCCTATTGGCAAAATGCGCTGTCCGGCACGTTCGGCGACGTACACGAGGGCGACCCTCAGCTCGGATTCTACCGCAAGCGCACGCGCCGCGCGGGGCCGTTCATCGCGTGCGCGATCTTCGAGCACGACGGCAAGATTGTTGCGCTCGTAGACGGCAAGCAGGCTGATCCGGCCGAGATATGGACCTATGTTTGCCAGCACCCTGTCGCGGAGGACTGGTATCACGCGAAGATGCGCGGGGAACCGTGGCCCGACGAAGATGGGGCCGTGACGGAATCGCTTGAAGTGCCGGCGACTGGTCACAATAGCGGCGTTGTGGACGAGTCGGAGGTTCTAAAGGGGCAGATCGAGTCTGCTTCCGCGAGCCTCAAGGACTATGCAGCCATCAAGGACGCCGAACACCTTGCCCGCGCGCAAGCTACGCGCTCACGCCTTCTCGAATTGAGCGGCGATGCTGACAAGAAGCGTGAAGCCGAGAAGAAGCCGCACCTCGACGCCGGGAGGAATATCGACGCGAAATGGCAGCCGCTAGTCAAGGCCGCGAAAGCTGCTGCGGACACGATTAAGGCGGCGATGGATGCGTGGGTAAATGAACAGGACAAGATCGCCAAGAAGGTACAGGCGGCTGCGGAAGAGGCTGCCCGCAAGGAGCAGGAAGCCGCGCGCGCCGCCGTGGCTGCGGGTAAGCCCGCCCCGCCACCCACCTCGGCCCCGGAGCCCATCGCCGCGCCTGCCGTGCCGCAGCAAATCAAGGGCGGCTATGGGCGGGCGGCGGGCGTCAAGACTGTGAACGTCGTCACCGTCACGGATCAAGATGCTGCCTATCAATCCCTGAAAACGCACCCCGAGCTGGTGGCGCTGATCGCGAAGCTCGCGCAGCGCGGTATCGACGCGGGGCACGATATTAATGGCGTTAACGTCGAGAAACAAAAGAAGGTGGGATGATAATGAACCAGATCGCAACCATCGAACAGCCGCAAGCGAGCCGATCCGTAATCGTCGCGATGGCGATGCGGTACGGCATGGAGCCAGCCGCGTTTGAGCAGACCCTTCGAGCAACGGTCGTCCCGAAGGATTGCTCGAAAGAGCAGTTCGCGGCGTTTCTGCTCGTCGCCAAAGAATATAATCTCAATCCAATTACGAAGGAAATTTACGCCTTCCCAAAACAGGGTGGCGGGATTCAGCCCATCGTCTCCGTTGACGGGTGGGCAAATCTTGTCAACTCCCACCCCCAATGCGACGGGCTTGAATTTCAAGACGCCCTCACGGATGCGGGCGAAATCGTGTCTATCACCTGTCGCATCTATCGCAAGGACCGCACGCACCCGACATCGGCCACCGAATATATGTCCGAGTGCAAACGTGAAACGGTAACGTGGAAACAGTGGCCGCGCCGCATGTTGCGGCACAAGGCTCTAATCCAGGCGGCGCGATATGCCTTCGGGTTTGCCGGCATTGTGGAGCCCGATGAAGCGGAGCGCGGGCATTACGATGGCGCCCCCGGAATGGCGCTCGTGCCGCCGCCTGCCCCGCCGGGTGCTCCTACTATCCTTACGCCACCGCCCGCCAAGCCAAGAGCTGCGCCTCGCCGCCGCGAGTCTGCGCCAGCCGTAGAAACACAAACCGCTCTGCCCGGCGATTGGGGCGACTATCTCGACCGCATGAAAGATGAATTGACGGCGGCAAAAGACGGCAAAGCCCGCAAGGATGTTGTCGATACGGTCGCCGATGCGGTCATGGGCGCGCTTGAGCGGAGCGAGCTTGACGACATTCAAGCCGCGCTGATTAACGGCGCGTGGGGCAAAATGAGCGAGAACGCGGAAGGCTCCGGCTAGTGACCAACATCTGGCCTCAAGAATTCATCTGGGATGCGGATGCGATGGTCATGGTCCCGCGCAGCAAAGCGATGGCGTGCCGTACCTATGTCGATGGTGAAGCCTACCGCCTCGACGTGGTGGAAGAGAGGTCGATCAATTCGCACAATCACGAATTTGCGTGGCTGCATGAAGCCTGGAAGAACCTACCGGAAACCCTCGCTGACCAATATCCAACCTCGGAACATTTACGCAAAAGAGCGCTGATAGATTCTGGCTTCTACAACGAGACGATAATCGACTGCGGAACCAATGCAGCGGCGCTGCGTGTGGCGTCCCATTTACGGTCCAGGGATGGCTTTGCCCTTGTCATCGTGCGCGGCGCCTTTGTGATCGAGCGCACAGCCAAGAGCCAATCGCGCCGGTCAATGGGCAAAGAGGAATTTCAACGCTCCAAGACGGCTCTTATGGATACCGTCGCCGCGCTTATCGGCACGACGCCGGAAACGCTGGCGGCTAATTCGGGGAAGGCGGCATGACCACGCGCCGCGTCCCCGAATGGATTGGCGCGACTCCAGACACGCCAGTCCCGCCGCGCGTGAAGCTCCGCGTATTCGAGGCGCACGGCGGCATCTGCCATATCAGCGGGCGCAAAATTGGCCCCGCCGACAAGTGGGACGCAGACCATGTTATCGCGATCTGCAACGGTGGCGAGAATCGAGAAACCAACCTCGCGCCTGCTCTCCGAGACAAACACCGCGAGAAGACTGCCGACGATGTAGACGAGAAATCGCGCACCGCCGACAAGCGCAAAAGACATCTTGGCATCACCGGCCCGAAACACAAATGGCCCTCGCGCCCATTTAGGAGAATAGCGTGACACGCGATTGGATAAGAGTTGGAAGCGCCTCTATTGAGCGGGGCCGCACGCTGACCACGACGCCACACCATATCGGCATGATTGTCGCTCACGACATGCTCAGGTACGGCAGCGTTATTGAAGATGCTCACGGCGGGCACGTGGTCAAATGCTTGAGGCGCGCAATCTTTGAGGCGGCACGGCGCGCCATCGTTGAATATTCGGAGCCGCCCGCATGACCATCGCCCGCGCCGTCGCCGCCCTCCTCCTATCCCTATCTCTTCAAGGCTGCGGCACGCTGGCTTTCTACTGCCTTATAGACCCGAAGACTGCGGCCGAGTGGCCGTGCAACGCGATTTGAACCCGTTCAAAGAGTGGCCCTATCCTGGATTAGAGCGGCAGTCATGGGAGAGCAGAATAGGCCCGGTATTCGACCCGCCGGATACGAAACCAAAGTGGAGATCGCCGTTCAAGCGGATGGCGGAAAGGCAGGAGGGATAGTTGGCGAAGTCTGTAGTCAAGGTGATGAAGAGTTACCGAGAGGGGCACATTCAGCTTCAAGTGAAGGCTGGCGTGTACCAGGTCGGGGCCTCTGTCGCCAGCACCGTTTCGGTTGACTTGGGCTTTGAAGCGGCAAGTAAGCTCCATGCCGAACTTGGGTTATCTATTCAGAAGGAACGCGAGAAAGTGAAGGCCAAACAGGAATCGGAAGACCGGCGCAAGAAGTGGCGCGAGCGTGAGATCGCGGCTGGCCGCATGAAGATCATTTCTTTCCGCGCACAATAGAGGACTCCTAGATGGCTAACGATGACGATGTGATCGAGGCTATGGCGCGGGCGATGTACCGCTCTCAAATGAACTGCGACCCAAGCGACGAGGACTTGCATTCGTCCGGCGATATGGCACTAGCCCGCGCCGCCCTCGCCGCCGCCAAAGCCCTCGGATACGTGAGGGTGACGGAAGGCTGGCAGATCGTGCCGAAGGAGCCGACGGACAGGATGATGGAAGCGTACTGCGAAAAGCTCGAAAGCCTCGCCATCCACGCATGGGCGAACGCAAGCGTAATTTGGCCGGTTATGCTTTCCGCCGCTCCCCACCCCAAGGAAGGGGGAGAGGGATGAGCGCACGGACTGCCATCGACGACAATCCGCCATCCGCCGCGCTTGAGGGTGCGGGGGCTCGCGGGATTACGGCCCCTTGGAATGCGTCTTGGTCGAGCGAGGCACAGTATGAGATACGCCCGTGTAAATTCGTTGGCGGCGCGCTGGCGATTTGGTGCCCACACTCTCCTGGCGTCGGGCGGCCGATCTTTGCAAAGCCGCACATGGTCAGGCAGCGCCAATCCATCGCTATGTTAATCTGTACGGTTTGCGGCAAGCCGACACCAAAAGATGATCGCTGGTGGTTCGCCCTTGGAGAGTATCGCGAGAATTGGTTTATGACGACGGAAGCGCCGGTGCATCGCGTCTGCGCTGAACTTGCTCTTGAGGTGTGCCCACATTTACGCCGTAACGGATGCGCCAGCGACCTTACGCGCTTCCCAGGCGGATACTCAATTCTTTCCTCTATCGTCGGCGGGGCGTTAACCGACGAGGATTTCGGCGTGAAAATAAACGGGAGGCGCGTCGTTGGGCACCTTAAAATCGCATGGCCTAGAAGCAGCATCCGCGTCATTCGCCGCGATCCGGCCCACCCGCTTACACCGGATAAAAGCAGATGAGCGCACGGCTACGTTTGCCGATTGAGCCGCGCCGGGCTTCGTCTTCGTCTCGTCCCGCCATTTGAGGACGTGCCGGCGCTCGCCCCCGCTGCTCGGCTCCTGGGCGGGGCCTAGGCGGGGGAAATGCTGCGGGCCGGGATCGACGGCACTATTCAGTCCGCCATTGGAATGGCGCGTTCTAGACCGCGCTATCTCCCCGGCATGCCAAACCATCGTTTCCGCCGCAGCGGTGAGGGGCCTCCCACCCCGTCTCGGAGCGCGTCTCGCGCCCTTGTACTTCGGGCCGATACCTCCGCGCTCTTGCGGCATTCTGTCTGTAGGTGTGCCGCCACCAGATTAACCGGACAGATCGGCGAGAGAGCAATTCCAGGCGAAGTCTTCTCTTCTCGATACCTTCACCCGAGACGCGAACGACTCGGTTCCTGCGGTATGAACTGAATTTCTCCCTGCGGGCGGTTCCTAGACGGTTTCGGTTCTCAGTAATTCCCACAAGCGGATAGCCGTCTTAACCGCGACCGGAAGTTGCTTGCAGGAACAATCGGGATAGCTGCACATCAGGTGAACCTCGGCCTCGGTGCAGCCAGCACGGATCACGCATGTCATGCGCTTGGCATCAAGGAGCCTGCTGGCGTCGTCTTCGACTATGAAGGGCTCGTGGGGCATGGATCGGCGTCTATCGGGCATCGAAGATGAAGGCTTCCCGGTCATCCATACCGAAGAAATCCTCAACCTCGAAATTGTTGATCCTATGGCGCTGAACAGGGCCGCTTGGCCGGTGTTCCTCGGGGATGCGCGCCAGTTCGTCGGCGGTAAGCTCCCGCATTTCGGTCACGCGCCGGGCGAAAGTGCCGCGACGGAAGAATGCCGGGAAGTCACCAAACGCGATACTGCGCTCGGCCAACATGGCGATCATCTCCCCGCCGTGCTTTCCATGAAGCTGTTTGGCCGAAAAGTTCTCCTGGGCAACCATCGAGATTGCGTTCTTGGTCGCGTCCTTCCAGCGCCACAGAAACATATTGGCCGCTTCAGCACGGGACGGTAGCTGGCACACCCGGCAATCGAAGTGCGGAAGTTTGTCTGTGTGCGAAGCGCGATCCTCGAAAGCCTTGTCGAGCGCCTGGGCGAACAAAGCCGTTGCCAGGGATGCCAGCACGCTAACCAGCTTTTGCTGGCGGCCATTGAAGATGGTGTCGGATTCGGCGCTCTCGGCCTCGTAGACCAAGCTGATTTCGTCCGACTGCGTATAGCCAAGGCGCGCGTGCGTCTTATCGACTAGGCCGTTCAGGGTCGCGATCATAGCCTCGGAGAACCGGCTATCGAACGGACGACTCATGCCGCGCGTGAATTTTGAGAACGACCGGCCATCAATGCGGGCGTAGATCGGCAACGTCACATCTAGGCGCGCACCTTCTCCGGCCTCTTCGTAAGCCTTCATCCGGTCGCCTAAGCTGTCGATCATTCCCATTCGGGCGTCTCGTGTGTTTCGGTGTGAGCGTACCGGGCCAACCGGCATAAAGCGGCGGATCGTTAAGGCAGCACCCCGATTCCGCACTCTGGCGTGCTGTTTGCTCACGCTCACCCATCCTTTGTACTCGCGCCAAAAGGGTTTGACAAGCCCAAATTCTCCCATTATCGTCCCATCTCATGGAAAAGCAGCCGAAGCTCCGCGAGATACATATACGACTGAGCGACAAGGATTGGCGCAAACTGGCTACGCTCGCGAAAAAAGAGCACCGCTCGATTACGGCGCAAGTATGCTGGATCGTTTCAATAGCCTTGGCCGAACAATGAAGACGCATCGCGGCTAGATATTGAAGGAGCCGGATTTGGGCTGGGAGACCGCATCGCACTTCGCAATCTGGATCGCCGCTCTTGCGGTGGCGCTTTTGATTGTCGTGTTCTGCGCCGCTGGGATTGTTGCCCTGTGTGAAGACATCCTTGATCGCCGCGCGCGAGCAGCGTCACGCCCCAACGAAAAAAGCCCGGCAGCTTTTCAGCCACCGGGCCAAGACCGCCGGGGAGGGGATGACGGCGGGGAAGGTCAGCGGGGAGGTGGCGCGAGCCTTGATGGCGCAATCGGAATTGCCGGGACAGCGCTCACGATTTCTGAGCAATCCGGCACGCGCGGCTCCTGCTTCGTGATCTCTCTGTAAGCCGTTCGTGCGCTTTCAAGGCGGGTGTAATTGTACTGCATGGCCCGCACGTTGCCTTCGCCGATAGCAAGGCATTGCTGCGTTCTGGCCTCGCGGATGTCGTCGCCCGCCGCGCGCGTCATCATGTAGGAATTTTGCTGTTGGACAGTCCGAACTTCATCCGCCCGCGCAAATCCCGCGAGACCAAAGCTAATAAGAAACCCACAAGCCCAAGCAATATGAAAAACCATCGTTAACCCCATTAGGACGATGCAGAAAGCCGCTGTCTGCCGCCATTGGTAGACATGGCGCGGCTCGCCGTTCTCGGGCTGGGGGACAAGCGCGAGCCCGGCATTCTTGAAAAAGCTCCACATGACATTGAACTCTCCTATAAGCCGTCCGCGTCCCCCGCGTCCGGTGGTGACAGGCTACATTCCAAGCGCGTTATAGATCACGGCGGCGGCGGCCGCCGACGCAATTACGCCTGCGATGAAAGTAAGAGCCTCTTTCCGGGTTAGCATCTGCCCGACCAAGGATCCGTAGGTTTGCCGCCATTCGTTTGTGCTGTTGTGGCGATGATCCGATTGTTCAAGCGCGGCGCGGAGAGCTTGCTGGTCAGCTTCCCGTAGCGTTTCGTGTTTCTGGTGGAGCGCTTCAAGCCGCGCCTCGAAATGCAGGAATAGCGTCTCAGGATTCCACCCGCTCGGCTTTTCGGACACGGCACATTACACCAGTCGCGTCACAAACGTAGAGAGAGCCCAACACGCAAGCCCGGCCGCGATAAGGTTGACGCGCCCGCTAGGCACGCCGATGGCGGCGAGCACGAATAGGACAACGGCGGTAATAAGAAAGATGGTTGGCCACATGGTCTATTCCTTCCGTTGGATTCAGTGATCGTGCAAAATCAGGTAAAGCCCAGCCGATAAGGTGAGGATGACAAGCAAGGAGATCGGCACCTTGGCGACCGGGCGGGTTAGTCCCCCCGCGCGATGGCGCGCTGTAGCGACGCACGGATGCGTGGCTCAAGCAACGCCGTGATCTGCTGGGCCTTCAACAGCAGAGCGTCGATCTCTTCCAGTTCAGTCGCCGACAACGCGGCCTTGCCTTCTTCCCATTTTGTATAAAACGACATGCCGGTTTCTACGGCAGTTTTCAACAAATTGATGGCGATTGTTGCTGTCACCGGGTCCATGCGGGCTACTCCTGTTTATGGATTGCTGACGATCTAATTGGCTTGGCAAGGCTCAAGCGTGGTTTTCGCCTGCACCACGGCTTCATTCATGATGCTGATAGAATTCGTAATGCCTTCAGCATCGAGCGCCCTATCGGCAGTATCCGCAGCGCGGATCGCATTGCCTGCTTTGATGTGCCAGCACAAAGCCGTCGCTGCAACTGAGCCGCGGATTGCGCCGGAATTTGCCGCCGCTTCGAGACCGAGCCCGAGACCGTCATAGGTGACGTGGGCGATTATCAGCGCGCGCTTCGCCTCTTTGATTGTAGTCGGCGCGACGGTCGTAACACTGGAGCCGCCAATAAGTTGAGCAAGCGGAGCGCAGCCTTGCGCCGCTCCAATGGTGATCGCAAGTGCGAGAGTAAGCCCTTTGATGATCATGCTGGTTCTCCTGTTTTTGCCATTATGGCTTCGGTCTGACGGTCAGATGCTTTGTCGGTCGTGGTTGCGGCGGATTTGGTTTTCAAGTCTTCCGTCGCGGCGGCCAAAGCACTCTTCTTGTCCATTGTGCGGAAATACGCGGTTCCGGTAACGACGCCGCCAGCCGTAGCGGCAAGTGCGCCAACCACGAGATCGCCGGACTTGAAATAGATGGAGAGCGGCAGCGAAATGCCGATGGACGTGGCGCAGGCATAGATCGAGTATGGCCGCGAGAATGAGGCCCACAATTCGTCTATAAGTTTCCAGTCCCTCACGCAATCAGCCCTCCGGCCACGAGCAATTCCTTCGCTTTGATCGTCAGCGCCTTGCGCTCGGCAAGCCCAAGCATCGCGGGGCCGTTGATGGCTTTGGTGACCTCCTCGTAATCGTCACGCGCCGCATGTTCGTTGCAGCCGGTCGATTCCCAGTAGGCCAGCGCAATCCACATGCCGACGCCAGGCTCAGCTGCAAGCTCGGGGTGCGCCTCCAGATCGACGCCGATCATCCCGCCGTAGCGGCGATAGTTCTCCCGGCCCGTAAGCATCGTGGGGCCTTGGCCACGGAATCGCCAGCCGTCTCCCAAGGCTTCCGGTCCATTGCCGAGCCGTCCGCCGTAGGCGGCGTTCGCCAAGGCTTCAGGCTTCCCGGCAAGAACGTCCGCGCGTAACGCGAGGCGCGGCCAAACTTGCGGGATTCGCTTGGCGGAATAGTTCAGGTTCTCTTGCATCCTCGAAAACCCGGCGCTTTCGTGCGCCATCTGTCCAAGAAAATGGGCTTGGATGGTAGGCGTGGTAAGCCCATAGGCCGGGGCCAATCGCGGGAACACCGTCGCGAACGCCCGCGCGAATTGCGGCGTTGCCTTCGGCGCGAACTGCGAGAGAACGAAGGTCATGGGATTGCGGCACCCCCCCCAGCTTCGGCGCGGGCCGCTCTCCGCGCTCCTCCCGCAGCCTTGAACGCCGCCACGACTTCCGGCGTGTGCTCGCGTTCGACATGGGCGCTAATCTTCTCTTCGACGCCAGAGGGGATCGGCGGATATCCATTCTCCGCGATGTTCAAGGTGACATCCGCAAGGCGTTCGGATGCCACCTGCCCTGGCTTGATTTCAACGACATGCGTCGTTGGCGTAGATGCCCATTGCCCCGCCGTCGTATCGAAAATACCGAGCGCGAGACGGGCGAAGACACGCCCCGACTCTTCAATCACCGTGCTTTGCAAAGCCGTGCGCCGTTCTAGTGCCATTAAAATCTCTCCTTAAGCTGCGACGTATGTAATGGATAACGACATGCTCGTCGTGTCGTTGAAGTTGGCGTGCGTAAGGCCCGTGTCACTCGTTCCAGCAAACTGCGAAAGATAAACATCCGCCGTATTAAAATCGTTGCGGGAATTGATGCCGGATGCGGTTGTGAGATTACTGAGCGAGCCGAAGACGCCGACCGAGTTATTGCCTGCCGCATTGAAACTTGTGAACGGCAACGCACCGACAATTGCATCGCCGGTTGACGAGCCCTTGGCGCTCAACGACAGCGATATAACGACATAAACGAGGCTTCCGACTTTGCGGTAACGCCCAGCGCGCGCGGCGAACGTCATGCCTGTGGCGCCGCCGCCAAACGTCAGCGTCGGGGTGAATGTTCCCTCTTCGTAATCGTCAAGCGTGTTGGCGTCGGCGACGGCGACGGCAGTTGCGGGAAAAGCAACACCGCCAGCGCCGGGCGTTGCAGCGCCGACCGCAATCCCGGTCGCAGCTTTGATTGTGGCGCTCGATTCCAGTGCCGGAAGGGTAGTGCTGCCACCAGTTTTGAGAACACCGGAAGCGTCCAGCATCACCAGACGCGAGGCTGGCGCGCAGCTAAAGACGCTTTTCGTCCCAGCCGCAAAATTCACCGCAGCATCGGAATTGCTTGAAGAATAAATGGTAGTACGGCTGAGAGTGTTGGTGGCCCCAGTTGTGTAGGTGCCAAGCCCAACCTCAAAATCAGTTCCATCGGTGGCGCAATAATAAGTTGTGTTGCCAGTGCCGATGCCAGCCGCGAAACTCTCAAACCCGGTAGACGCCCCCGCGAGCGTAAATGTTCCAGTGCCGGTTGTAGTCGATGTTTCTTTGACGCGATCATTGACGACGTGCGCCATGCGGCACTCTCCATCTTCGGGGCGCGGCGCCTACAAGGCGCTGCCAATCAGTTACGCTATTTGTCTTCCCATACGTCGAACACTTTGGAATATATCCCAAATTGCGGGCGGCGTATGGGGGAGCTTTGCATCATTCGGCCGATAATTGCTTCCTGATTTATGCGGGTGGAATCGGGGTCCGGTATCAACGCAATCTGGTTCCGAACCCCGGCGATCCTTTCCATTTCCCTCATGTCGTCCAGCGCTTCGGTCTCGCTCAGGGCCTCAAGGCCGAAGGTGACGAAGCGTTTTTGATATGTTGGGAGCGGGAGCGCCACGCCGGAACGCTCGGCGTAATCCATTTTAGAGAAATCCTTCCGCCCATCCTCGTACCCATAAGCCGCGTCATATGTGGGCTGAAACGATGTTCCAATCCATTGACGGCCCAGATCGAAATACCCAAGCGCGGCGCGTGATGTGGCGACAAAATCCAACCGCGCATAACGCGCCGAGATTTGCGTCGCTAGAACATGCGCCCAAATGCCGTAATTTGTATTTACATTCGACGACACGGCCCCAGTGTCGAGAAGGTCGCCAGCCCCAGCGGACGTTCCGAGCCGCAAACGGATGGTATCCGTCGTGGTAAAGGTCAGCCTGGCGAGAAGAAAGAAATCAATGGCACGAGCGCTTCCTAGGTCTGTCTGCAAGTAAGCCGATGTCGCCTCTGTCCGCCACACTTTGCTGATGATTGGATCGGCCACATTCTCAACAGGCAGCGTCGATACTTCCGAATCCGTCGTGAGTGTTACGCCGGTCTGATCGCTCCAGTTTTCCCATGAGAGAATTAAAACCATATCAGCCCCACAAGATTAGAGTGACGAGGCGGTCCCGCAAATTCTCGCGGAGAGGAAACGCTCGGAAATACTGCCCGGACTCCAGCCCAAACGAGGGCCACGTTAAATGCACCGTACTTCCCATCTCACTTTCTAGCCCGATTGTAGAAACGGTCGCCTCATACATAGCGCGATCAGCCTTATGCAGCGCCAATAGACTCGCCGCCGCGCTGTGTGCATCCGCCTCAACGTCGAGATAACTATCAACCGGCCCAGCATCGATAGCCGATGGGTATTTGAGCGAAACCGCAGCATCCGTGGCATTATTTGTGCGCCATTCTTTTCCAAGAAACTGACGAACGGTCGCCGTGACGCTGGCCGCCAAATCGCCGGTCTGGACTGTCCAGCATTTTTGATAATTCATCGTCCAACGAAACGTCGGCGGATAAACCGTTTCCGGGATGGGAAACTTTTTAAGCCGCAACACATTGATCGTCGTGAGAGAAAGAACGGAATTAGCCGCCACTGGCTCGGTCAAGCGCTTCGCCGTGATCTGGCCTAGTCGGCTGCAATACCAGAACGCTCCTATGCCGCGCATAAGATTCGTCAGCACATCCCGAGCCGTAATCACTTCATCGAGATAAATCCCCGCCACCCCAGAAACATCGACCGCCAATGACGAAAACGAGGGGCCGCTGATATAAGTGCTGGACATTCCGGCTTTATCGCGGATGAGCCGAAGCGCTATTTCCGCAACCGTCGAAACGTATCCTCCAGTGTTGTCACCCTGGCCGTCGGCGGTAATAGCCCCCGCCGGAAGGGAGCCAACTTGGAACAGCCCCCGCGCAAGATCGGTGCGGAAATTTCCTGCCGTGGTCGAGCCCGCGTAAAGATCGCCCGTATCGCCCTGCGCCGTTAGAGCAGCGGCCTTGTCGTAGACGGCAGAAATGGCCTGCACAGCACCGTCATTGACTTGGAAAATAAGATTCGTCGGGTCAAACAAACGTGGCGTTATGCTGCGAAGGAGCCCTAGCGCGAGAGGCTTGGGCAACCCCTCCATGTCGGAGGTCCCTTCGTATGTCCCAGTCCCCGCGTATTTATTCGGCTGCACTGGCACATCAAGCAAATAGGAATTGTCCCGCAGGATGACCGTTATAATTTTTTCATCGGACTCAAATTGAACGCCCGTCGCTTGGAATATCGTCACGAATTCCGAATATGCACCGCCAGAAGGACCAACGAGAACGCGCACCGGCTGAGAGTCCACTGACTGCGTGGCTATCGTTTCGGTAAGCGATCCGTCGTTGTCAGCTATATCAATGCGAGCGGCCTGAGCGCCATCCACTGGCGATAGTGGGGAAAGCATCAGCCGGCGACTTACCGAAAGAGGAACAGCGAGCCGTGCGGAATAGTATTCGTTGGGCGGCGTGTCGGTTGGCAATGTGATATAGGGCGCGTCCGATAAACGGATTACTGTCTTCCCAGCCGTGGCGGGATCGCCTTCGCTCCCTGAAAATGGCGCTTCGCCAAAGGCAAATGCCGAGAAGCCGCCCGGCGTTTCGCCAGCATCGACGCCGGACTGGACCGTAATCTCCACAAGATAGATTTGATCCTCTGCCGCAAGGATGCTGGCGACAATCGACTGTTGATCGCCTAACTCCGCGAACGCCGCTGCGCCAAATGCGTGAAGCCCAAACATTACATCAAAGCCCTCATCGGGGCAGAATTCGCATCCTGCCGCAACGCCACAATTTCTTGTTTGATATCCTCAAGCGTCGCGACAATCTCGGCGGACCCGGCGCGCGTCACCGCCTCCAGCGTCGAGCCGGGGATGCCCGGAGAGCCGTTTATGTCTTGCAGCCCTGGAACGCTGGTATTGAATATGCTGGCTCCCGTCTGCCCGTAAGATTGCGCCGCCGCCTCAGCTTCGTCCGCGCGCCGCTTTGCGTCCTCATAGGCCGAGAGAGACGACGCGCCGTAGGAAATAATTGGATCAAGAAATTTGGTGTTCTTTGGGTTTGTAGTCGCCTTGCGGAGCTTAACGAGCGCGTTCTGGATAGCCATCAAATCGCCGCCGCCCGCGATTACGTCGAGAACCGGCTGACCGCTGGCCTCTCCCATCGCCTTGGCCCAGGCTTGAATATCGGTCTTTATTTTCGAGATGGCGGCAACACTCAAAACGGAAAGCTCGGCCGCCGCCTGCGCCGCCTTTATGCGAGCCGCTTCCGCTGCAAGCGCTTCATCGTTTGCGCCAGGCGTACCCGTGGAAATTCCCGCAATCGCGTTTGATGTTTTGTCGGCGCCTAGAAGCACCGTGCTATTCAGGCGATTGATATAGTCCGCGATTACGCTGAGGGAATCCCGAACCGGCTGCGCTTCGGCGGTTTCAATAAGCCCATCGGCGGCGGACTTGCGAAGGGTGTCAATCGCGGCGACAACATCCGAGTTATCCGTTCCGCCAGCAGCAGCGAGAAGATCGGCGCGGAGGCGGTCCAGTGTCGCGGTAATCGTCGGCGCGGTCGCCAGCGTAAGCCCGGCATCAAGAATCGCCATGATCTGTTGAAAATCTGCATTGGCTTTATTCAGCGCTTCGATTTGAGCGCGAGAGGCTTCAAGCGCGGCCTGAAGGGTCGCCTCTTGGCTTACAGTGGAAAGGCCAGCCACAACCTCGCCAAGCACCGCCCGTAGCGTCGGAGCATCGAGCACGTTGATGCCGAGCCCAAGGGACGCCGCCGCAAGGGCCGAGCTGGCGGCTATAAGATCGAGCTTCGCCGACTGTTCGCGCAATAGATCGGCGTTTGGGCTTTCGGCAGATACGTTCTCGCGGATGGCTTCCAGCAGCTTGACTTGCTCGTCCGCCATATCGGCCAAGGACGTAGCCGTCGATCCACGCGCGCCCGCGAGCTGCTGCGCATCACCGAGAACGCCTTGAGCAAACGAAAAATCGGACGCATAGGCGGCAGTCGATGCGTTGACGTTCCGGCTTTGCGTCAGGAATGCGCGGGCCGCATCGGGAAGATTGCGAAGCGCCTCAAGATTGCCGCCAGCCGCCGACGTGCGGGCGGTTTCGAGCTGCGTCCGCGCCTCGCCATATTGCGCCATCGGGCTGAGGGGTGACGCATCGCCAAGCAAGAGACCGCTTTGCGCGGCGGAAATCGAAGCGCCGGCCGACGCATACTCCTGGGCGAGCGAGCGCATCTCCGCTCCGAACCGAGACGCCGCCGAAATCTGCTCGTCTATGCCCGTGAGCGCACGCGACAGGGCATCCGCGACTCGCAAGGCCAGCTCGGTCGCCAAATCCACAAGGCCCATCAGGGACGCGCGCTGCTGATCATTCAGGCTTTTAAGGAACGCATTGCGCTCCAGCGCCGCCCGGCGTTCGAGAAGGGCACTATCCGCCCCCAGAGCCTTCGCCTCCGCTATCCGGTCTTCCTGCGCCTTTTGAAGCGCGTTCCACGCAAACAGCGTGGCGTTGGTCATTTCGTCGATGGCGTCCTGCGTGGCGTTGTTAAAGCCGTCAATCAAATCCTTAACGGCGCGGTCGCGAGCGGCTACAATTTGACTGGTTTCCAGACCAAGCTCTTTTGCCTTCGTGATCGCCGCCTCGAATTGCTCCGTCACCTGCTTCAGAATTTGCTCGGATTGGGTAAGCGCCTTTTCGGTGAACGCCAGATCGGCCAAGCTTTTCGCGAAGTCGATATCGCCCAAAAGCTGGTCGAGATTATCCGTCGTGATGCCGCCCTTGGCCTGATAGCTCGCGAGCACCTTTTGCGCGTTTGCATCCGTTGCGGAAGCGCCGCCCAAGAGATAATTGAGCGTACCCACCACGGCGGCTTGTACATCGCCAGCCGCCCCGACATTGATCCGCTGGCCCGATGCCGTGACGAGGCGGGATTGATCGCGCTGGCCTATCTCAAGCCGCTGAATGCCCTGCCTGAGCGTGATCCCTACATCCTGGAGCGACTTGGCCGCAGCCGCTATGGCCGCGCCCGCCTGCGCAGCCGCGCCTAATGTCGCGGAATTAGGCTTATCACCGGCAAGCCCGGTTCCCTGCGAATAGCCAGGCCCGAAATTCGACCATGCCGTGAAATTCGACGGCGTGTTATTGCCGAAGACGCTCCCGAGCAACCCGCCTGCCGCAATGCCAAGAGGGCCAGCCCAAGAGCCGAGCATTGCGCCCAATGCCGTCCCGCCAAGCATGGATGCTCCGACGCCGCCAAGCGCACCGCCGATCATGCCGCCGGTCGAATTGCCGCCCGCTAGTGAGGCTAAGAGCCCACCGCCAAGCGCACCGGCACCAGCCCAACCAAGGATGCTACCAAGCCCACCAAGCGCACCCCCACCGCTCGACGATGTTCCGAAGGTATCGAAGCCGTGCCCCGTGAACCCAGTAGAGGCAGCACCTCCCATGCCAAGGAGGGAGCCGATGCCTCCAGCGCCACTTGCCAGCGAGCCACCAAGGCCAAGATAATTCGTGGCGCCAGCGGCAGCGCCGGAAAGCCCAAGCGCGCTCGCAAAGCCCTGCACCATCGGAACGATGATCGGCTGCGCTATCGCCCGCGCCGCCATCCATGCGAGCAATTGCGCGAAGGTCGATTTGATGTAGTCCCAGAGCTTCCCGATATTGAGCGTGCCGGTCTCAAGGAAATCGGCGAAGAAATTTTGGAAGCCACGCTGCAAATCGTCGGTCACATCGCGCCATAGTTCCGTCTCTTGCCGCGCGCGAACGGTGGCCCGAACGTAATCCTCTTGCCCCTCCGTGATCTTGCCGCCCGCAATCTCGATTGCGCGCAATACAGCAATCTCTTCCTCTTGCTGTTCGCGCGAGAGACCGGAGAGCGTCACGGCTTGTTCGAGTTGACCAAGGTATTCGCCATAGGCGCGGTTTATTTCGAGCTGTGCGTCACGCTGAATCTTGACCGCTTCTTCAATCTGCCGCGTGCTTTGATCAAGCGCCTCCCCGCGTGCGACGTACTCTTCGGATATCTGTTTCTTCGCGGCCTCGGCTCTCGCGGTAAACGCCTTATCCCATGTCGCGATGAAATTCTGACCGCTTTCGCGATTGGCCTTGTCAAAATCGGCCAGCATTTTCGTTAGCTCTTTGTCATCCCACCCCTTATTGCTGACGCCCCCGCCTAAATCAGGCTGAAATGATCCTGACGCCAAAAATGGAAGCGTTGCATTGCGCTGCTCAATTATCCTCCGCGATAATTCATCCGCCCGCGCTTGAGCTGATGCGCCAGCAGATGTCCCGCGCCCACGATCTGCTTGCGCTTGCGCCGCGCGAAGGCTTGCCGTCATCTGGTCAATAGATGCTGGCATTCCAGAGATATTGCTCAGCAGATTCGCGATCAAATTACTGATCGTCAAAATCGTCGGGACGGCCGCGACCTTGATCCGTTGCCACGCCAGCTCTTGAGCCACTGCCGCCTTCTCCATTTTCTCGGCAAGCTCATTTTCGATTATCAATCCGAGGGAACGGAAATGCTTCGCCAATTCGTCAGAACTTTTGCCCCACGCCTGGAGAACGTTCTCAACATCCTGGCCTGACCTGCTGAAAAGTGCGGTTTCGATGCGCGCCCGAACCGCAACGTCACCAATCCGATTAAGAGCTGCCACCACCTTCGGCAGCGATGCTTCCGGTGAGCCAGCAATATCGCGCGCCGTCATCCCGAGGGCTTTGAAAATCTCGATGGTCTGCCGATTGCCTTCCTTGGCTTCTCCGAGGCTTCGCGTGTATTTACGGATTGCCGCATCGGCAATACCGGAGGCCGCACCGGATTCTGTTGCCGCCAACCGGTAAGCCTGAAGAGAGACCACGCTAAGGCCAGCGCTCTTCGCTTGATCGTCAAGGTCTGCGGTCATCTTCGCGACCTCGCGACCAAAATTGACTATCTCCCGAACGCCAAATGAGACGCCGACAGCCGCGCCAAACCGGACAAGCCCAGTGGTCAAACTTTGCATCGCGGCGGCAGACTTGCGCGACTCGCTTTCCATCTCGCGCATGGAGCGCTTCATCTGCGCTGTGTTGCTGTTCACCGAATTGGCAGCCGCGGTCATGTCGCGCATGAACGCGGCGCTCTGCAACTTCATGTCCGCAACAAGTGTGCCGAGGCTCGCCACGGGCTACCCCTTCGCCAATTTTGCGGCTTCGTCTTCGATGCCTTTGGCGAGCACGCGGCCCATTTCGTTCAAAGCGTTTTCGGCTTGGCTGTCCATCGCGGGGCGCATGAAGGGGTGGGCGGCGGCCCTCGATGTCCCAAATTCAATAAGGTGGAATATCCTGCTTACGGGCTTGCGAACGCCAATCGCAATAACCCGCTCATCGACGCGGCCCCAATTGCGCTTTAGTTGTGACGCGATATTCTTCGCCAGACGCCCGGTCTTCTTTGGAACGAGCCGCTTTGCTTCCTGCACGATGGGCTTTGCGCCAGCCAGTAGCGCCTTGTCGCCGACCTTCGCCGCGACCTTCGGTCCAAGTTGCCGCAGGAGATTTTCCATCTCCGCAGCGCCCTTGATGTCGAAATTAACTACGCCCGGCATCTTTCACCCTCTTCCCGAATGTCTCGCGCAATTCGGCGGCAAGATGCTTTCCGGCAGGCAATAGCGTGGGCTCGCGCGATGCCTTTGGCTTCGGCATGAAATCGGCCGGCGTGAACGCTTGTGCCCGCTTCTTGGGATCGCGATTAACATTGGCGATGGTGGACGCGATGATGCCCGCGCGAAGAAACGCGCCCAGTTCCCCGATAGGACCATAGAGCGCGTCGTACATTCTCCACTCCGTTAGCTCGCGCTCCGAAATGGTGCGTTCGAGTTCTGCTACTGTGCGGCCACCAAGGAAACCGGCGAGACGGAAGAGGAACTGTCTTCGTCCGTCTCGTCTAAGTTTTTTTCCAGTTCCTCGATGTCCTGCTTGCTCATGCCCGAAAGGCGTTGCGCCACCTCGAACACCCGCTGCAATGCGGCGGCTGATTTCTTGCCCAGGTCCGCAATGTCGGTATCGGAGAACAGCCGCGCGCCGTTCTGATCGACCACCGTGTAGGCGACCAAGCGCTCGCGAAGCTGCATCAGCGCCGGACGGTTCTGGCGATACTCAATCTCGCCCGCCTTCCCGCGCACCTCCTTGGTGAAGCCGGATTCGTATTGCGCGCGATCCTTCGCCGTGAGCCCCGTCACGCGAACATCGCCGCCCCATTCGGGGACAGGTACGACTTCGGACGGCAGATCGTCGGCCCCAAGAATGTCCGCACGCGAGAGAAACTTCTGAGACATGATTCACCTTTGCTGCCTCCCGGCCAATTCCGGGAGGGATGGTTAGGCTAGGATCAGGCGAAGGTCAGTGCGCCACTCGGCTTGAGCGTGCAACTCAGCATGATCACGTTGTCGATCTCGATGCCGGAAAGCGTCCAGTTCATCGCCATCGCCGCGAAGGTGATGGTTTGAGCCGGCGAGTCCGTGAGTGTGATCCGATAGTTGCGCGAGACTTCGGCGCTGCAATCGGTGCGAAGGCCGGCGTGGCCGGTGTCGTCCGGGTCATACTGGATCGAGAGCGAAATTTCCTGCCCGTCCACGATGGCCTTTTTGTATTCGCGGGCCGCTGAGGAAAGGTTGGTCACGTCGATCAAGCCACGGTTGAGACCAACCGTGCCGATGGTGCGGACCTGAGCGATGGTGGTGAAAACTTCCGGGGAGGCGCCATCGCCCCGACCAATTGTTGCGCCGTCCGCGACATAGATCGCCAAAGCAAATCTCCTTCTTCGGGGCGGGGCGTCTCAAGACGCTCCAGGTATGTCCGAACCTACCGCCGGTTGGCGGAACGCTCGAACGGTTCACATCTTATAGCGCGAGTATCAAGATTTTGGAACCTCCGCTCCTTGTCTCCTAGGGCGGTAATTTCGACCTCGCGCCGTTCGGGCTCTTCCTCTTCGCCAGCGCCAGCAAGGGCGGCTAGGACCGCCTCTGGGCCTTCGGGGGGTAGCAGCGTTACGTCGGCCTCGTCCACGCCCGCAAGCTCCATCGCTCGGCCGCCCGTCGCGGCGCGAACCGCGAAAAATCCATAGGGCGAATTGAGAAGGTAGAGCGGCATGTCAGGTCTCGGGATGGCTGCATAAATAATCTTGAATCAGCCTGTATTTCTTGACCGTTTCGTCATAGTCGTCGATCTCGTTCTCGATCTTAATGACGGCTTTCATGGTGGTGAGTAGCCCGTTAAACCCGTCAAGCGACGCGCGCACCGCCGCGCCGAGCGCTTGAGCGCCCGCGTAGGACGCGGCCCATGAGCTGATCGTTATGCGGGGAAAGCCTCGCCCGGCCACGCCCGCGAGATTGTGGAGCCGTTCGCCCGAGACGCGGCTGAAAACGAGAGCCGGGTACGTGGGATTTTCTGGAAGCAGGAGGGGATACGCACGCGCGACAATGAGCCCGCTGATCGTGCCGTCCGCGAGGAGCCGTGTTCGGATTTCGGTTTCTATCGTCATCGGCCTAAGCCCCCACCGCTACGGGATTGCGAGCCTCAGCGGTTATCTCCAAAAATCCGGTGCGCTCGTTCTCGGCCAATCCCTTGATGTCATAAACCGAGCCGTCAACGTCGAGGATGGTCATCGTCTCGCGTACCCCGGCGAGCCAGCGCATAATGAAAACCGTTGAACGTATCGGGAGAACCTGATCGCTTTGGAAGCGCTCGCTTCCCCGCGTGTCGCGGCGCTCGCTCCAAACGGTCGCAAACGTGGACCAGCTTTGAACAGGTTCGCCGGTCGCGTCCTGGGTCTCCACCAGCGCGCGGAGCGTGATCCGGCGGTCCATGCGCCCGGAGATCATTTAGAAAAATTCCCACATGCGATATTGGGAGAGATACCGCTGCACGCCTTCGGGAACCTCGTAAGCCTGCATTGGCTGAAGCGTTTGGCGCGTCTCGTACATATCGGTGAGGATTTGCAGCAAGCCGAATTTGATCCCCCACGGGACGTTCGCGCGGTAATCGGCTGGCGAGCCCGGATCGTATCCGGCAACAAAGCGAACCGTCACCGCGTTCACCTGATCGCGCGTAGACGGCCAGACCTCGCCATAGGCCGGGGTGATGCGCGCGGGTTCGCTTGAGCTGTCCACGGTGTAGAGCGTGCTCGAAAGCGTTTGCGTCGTGCCGTCCTGATCGACGTAGGTAATACTGGTCACGCTGCGAAGGGGCGGAAGCGGGACCTCGATACAATCCGCAGCCGCGAGCGTGCCACGGTAGCCCGATTGCACATTCCGCCCGCGCGGGAAGGCGTCTAATTTCAGATCCCAAGTTTGCTGGCAAAGGCAACGCCCTAGCCATCCGTCCTTGCCGTCAAGCGTCTGCCGGGCAGCGGTAAGGAGGTTGGCGATTAACGTAGCATCGGCGGGCGCTTCCGGGCTTCCGGTCAGGGGAACGCGAAGATGCTGCCACGTTTCCGAGGCCGTCAACGGCTCAACGGATGGTGCGGTAACGAGGACGAGCGCCAATATCTAGGCCCCTTTTTAGGTCGTGACGCCTCACGGCGCGAACACCGGACAATACCTTTAAGGGCGGCAAAATCCTAGCGCGCCGCCGGGATCATGCTAAAATAGGCCCATAAAGAGAGGGTAACATGAAGACTTTAGGAGCCTGCTTGCTCGCCATCGTTCTTGCCGGATGCGCGGGAACGCCGGGCGGCAATTTCATCGGCGCGAACACGGAAATGGACGCGGGCCAATTGCCGGCCGATTACAAAGCGCAAACCGAAACTCTGGTCCGCTCGCGCCTGAGAGACCCCTACACCGCCATGATTCAAGTAGGCGAGGGTTTCCGCTCAAGCTGTCTCATCGGCATCTATGGCCGCTTTTACGGTTGGGCCGTGCCGGTGCTGTACAATGCCAAGAACGGTTTCGGCGGCTATGTTGGCGAGCGCGGCGGTTATGTCTGGTTCGCAAACGGCCGCCCCACGCGCGCATCGGATGCGGAAAGGTTCTGCCCTTAGCGGAACCTGCCCCCGGAATTTCGCGTTACCTTGCTGATCATTCCTCTGGCGGCGATCCCCTTCGTTAACGGGATCACGCGCGATTGTGCGCCCCACGAAATGATCGTCCCCGAAGGATGGTAGCCCATGCGTATGCGTGCCCCAAAGAATACCCATTCGCCCGTGTCGGCGGACGGCAAGACCTATGAAATCGTTGACGGCCGTATCACGGTCCCTGACGAATCCGTTGCCGATCTTGAGCGGCGCGGCTTCACGCAAGACCCCGTTGTGCCCGCGAAAGGGCCGAGAGTGCGCGGAGCCGTAGCCTAATCCGTGCTAATCCAGTCCAAGACCTCAGATGCCGGTAAGCGGGGGAAACATCGCACCCGGCTATGAGGGTTTCCAATTCGCACCTCCACGCCGCGATCTTCAATCTGAGGAACCGCCGTCGCGAACAGCTCGTTAAGATGTTCAAGCCCGCGCGGCTTGTGAGCCCCAGGCCAGCCAGGCGCTTCCGTGCCGTCCAGACCCAGAAACGCTACCTTGCGGGCGCGAAGATGCCACGCAACGCCGAACGCCCCCCAGATCGAATTTCCCGTGTGGATGGCCCCCTGGTCATCGCAAAGTCGGGCTTTGGACTTGAGCGCCCCTGATCCCTCAATCCGCCGAAGATAGAGCACTCCTTCGGGTAATGTGCATCTGTGCTGCGGTATCCGGGCGTCCGACGTGCCAAAGTCATCCGGCACCGCCGCGATCACGCGGGTTTTGTCCTCACACTTTTTGGATAGCGCCCGCGTCCGCTCGTCAAAGTCTAGGCTAAACCAATCCTGAGCGCATCGGGCCGCGATGATCGCTGCATTGACGACGATGATATGCGCGCCACCCTCGCGGGCGTGGACGATGGCGGATTTTTTGACCTCGCCCAAAGATGGCCCCGCGCCGATTATCAGCACCCGCTCAGCGCTGGTTTCAATCCGACCCCAGGGAATGTGCTCGCCAGTCATGGCCGCGTCAGATGCCGCCACGGAAGACCCGCGCGAAGATCGGCCATTGACCACTGGGAATATCCAAGCCCCGATAACCACGGCTGGCGTTCGGGGAATATCAGATCGTCGGGATGGCAAAGCCCATGAACACCCACCGGCCATGAGATTGAGCTTTTATCCCCGACCATGACGGGAACGCCTGCAATGACCGCATCAACCGCCGACGTGGAATTCCAGGTGACGAAGCAGCGGGCCACGCTCAGGATATTGTCGAGTGGGCGCTCGTCAAAGTATTTGCTGTCCACCCCGTAGTCTCCCGTCATTTCCATTTTCGGATGCGGGCGGAATAACACCGGCACGCCAAGCGCCTCGAAATATGCGACCGTCTCGCGGCACCATTTCGGATGATCCACGTCCTGGATTTGAACATCACGCAAGAGCTGCCCGCATACGACAACGGGGCCATCGGGGCGCACTTGCCACGGCTTGCCGGGAATGTCGAAAGAGAGCCAGCGGTCAAACGGCACCCCCTCGCTTCTGAAATCCGCGTTACCCGCACACCCGCCCCACCCTACCGCCCAATACTGCCCGCGCTTTACGAAGGCGGATTCCACCATGATAAGAGAGCGGCCAGAATGACGGTTGAGGATTTCCTGCTTTGTCCACGTCGCGGGGAAAGATTTTTTTACGCCGCCGAATATGATCGCAACATCACAGGGCTCGTACTCACGCACATCTCTGGCAACAGCTCCGGGAATGCCAGACGCAAGCGCCCCCAAAATTTCGCAATGCTTCGCGTTATACCCTGGGATAAAAGCGATGACTTTCATAACGGATGATCCAATCTAATTGACCCGTGGATCGAAAGCCGATGCGTCGTCGTCTTTGTGTTGCCACGCGCATGAAAACCCCAAACATTCACGACCACTAATGTATCAGCTTCGACCGTGACGGGCTCCGGTTTCAAACCGAGCGCAGCTATTTCTTCCAGGTTGATGCGGAGGCTTCCTTCTGTGTGCCCGTGCCCGCGCCACGGCTCGACCTTCCCCGCCGCAATATCGTCAACCTGCCGCTGATGCCATGCGAGCAATTGAGGGGTGAGGACCGGCGAATTTGGGACGTACCAAAGCGGCCCGTCGTCAACGTCAACGGCTTGCGGAAAATACCAGAACTTGAGCGCCGGGAAAAACGTATCGGAATGGAAAACCTTCTGCTTGTCGTTATCGTCCGGCGAATTGACGAGGTGCTGAAGGTACGTGCTCGCGCCGAATTTTCGTTCCGCTTCCGCGCGGCGATTGCCAAACATTTCGCACACCGCCGCGCGTATGACTTCCGCGCACATGCGGGAGGCGCTGGCTGGGCTTGTGGCCGAAACAAGGCTGTCCGCGCGCTTGCTATCGCCAGGCGCAATGGCCTGAATTTCAGCAGCGATCCGCGCCGCTAGGCCAATGTGCTGATAGGTAAAATCCTCAAACCGAGCGAGCCCTTCCGTTAACAGCGCGCGCGGATTGACCATGTAGTTCTCTGCCGCCTCACGCGCGCGCATGATGCGTTGAATATGCGGCCCGAGCAGTTCCGGGTAGCGGCCAAAGTCCTTCGCGTTTGTGCGAGTTATATCCATTTGAAATTCGGGAACGCTCCCTGGAGTTCTCGCATCAGAGGCCCAAGCGTCTTTGCGAACACCTCGCCATCCTGCTTCGCCCACATAGATACCCGCTTCGTCGGGTCAACGAAAAGCGTGCTGATGGTAAATGTCGTTGCCGATGTAAAAAGCTCGCGCGCGTACAGGCATGTGAACCAATCGCCCGCAGCGCTGCCTGTCGATACGTTCGATCCAGGCACTACGTTTATATGCGCGTCGTTATTGCCGATACACGCCAACCCATGGCGACCGCGCGCAAACTCGATATAGCGCTCCATCGAGACAAATTCGTAATCGCCAGTACGCACATGCAGAAGACGGTCGCAACGTATCGCGCCAAAGGACCGCAGCGACCCAATCTGATGCAGTATCCTCTCACGGTGCTTGAGGATCAGGCGAAATATCGACCAGTCCTTAAAAATCCCGAGCTTCGCCACGCCGTCAACATGCGTTACGGGCGGAAGGTTCTGAAATATGTCACCAACATAGCTATACCGGGATTCCTCGATGCCGCCGCCGCCATTGATACGAATTCCGGTGATCGTCTGCCCGCGCTCAATCGCGAGGGCGTACTGGCCCATCAATTCGAGCACCTGGGTTCCAAGGCCACCGCGAATGTCTACGATCATGCAGCGCCTCTGTCTGTCGGCTTTAGCGGCGTCACAATCCTGAGCGTCCGAATATTGTCCTTCGGCTTCTGCTTCCGCCCTGGCGCCGGCCTGTCTCTAATTGAGGCCAAGAAAACCGCGCAATACCCTCGCGCGCTTTCGCCTTCGCCTCCCATCGGCTCCCACGCCATACAGTCAGAAGCCACGCACTTTGCGGGCATTGGGGCCAGCGGGCACATCTTCGTTCTGGCGTCGGTAATCGTTCTTATCATCGCTCGCACATCGCTATCAGCGTCATGCCGTTTACGTCCGGCTCGACGGGAGATTGCTTACCTTGCTGCCCATGCCAGCCCGTGACGCGCCAGCCTGTTGCCGTCAGAAGCGCGCCAAATTCATCGCGCGTATAATGGCGATGATGATAGCTGTGACGTTTTGGATCGAACGGCATAACGTCCTCGTTCGGCACGCTGCAAATTAAAAGCGGGGCTTTGATCGACTGCAATAGCTTGAGCGGATTTTCCAGATGTTCGATTACCTCGAAACATACGGCCCAATCGGAAATGATCTTCGAGTAGCCTTCGAGCGGAAGCGCGATCCATGTGATATTGGGATGGTCCCAATGTTGCTCTCCGAACGAGATTGCATCGGCTGATTTGTCGTAAGCGTGGACCTTGCGCCCCGCCGTCGCCATGATGTTTGAGCCGTAGCCGATACCGCAGCCAAGATCGGCAACCGTCCCGCGCGCGTGAAGCGCTGCAAAGCGGTAGCGCTCGACGTGATCGCGGCGGATTTCCACAAGTGTCGTGGCGTGCTGGCGTCCTTCGATGACGGTCATGCGCCGTTCCTGCAAATGAACATGATCTTCCAATCGTTCGCGGTTGCCGTCTCTGCTGGCCGCATCCAAGGTGCGACATGAATTGCAGTAAAGCCCGCGTTCCAGAGCGCTGCCTTCAGCTCCGCTATCGTCCATAGCCGGTGATCGTATTCATGCGTGAACGAATCGCCGTTGACAGTAAGCTCGGCCTTCATGTGAACGCGGCGCGCTTCGCGGTCCAGCGCCGGCGTTACCGTTCCATATTCCGTTATCTTCACGCGCGGGGGATCGGCAAGCGCTGCTTCGCCATTCCAGCAATCGAAGATGAAGGGGGCACCAACTTTCAACCGCTGGCGTATCGCCGCAAAGAAAGAAACGAGCGCTGCTTCGGTCATTATATAATTGACCACATTGAACAGGCTCACGGCCGCGTCAAATTCACGGCACGGCAGTTTCTCGATGGAGGAACATACAAAATCCGCGCAGAAGATATCCTTGCCGCAGGCTATTTCAATCGCGCCCATATCCGTATCAACGCCGCAAACCGAAAAGCCAAGGAGCACAAATTGGATTGCGTGCTCACCAGTCCCGCATCCGATATCTAAAAGCCGCCCCGGCTCGCCAAGAAGTGGCGTTATTGTTTTGACCTCTGCCGCGTAATCCTTGCCCGCATAGAGCGTGTCGTAGTGCTGCCAGAATTTATCCACGCTTCACCTTTTCAATCTCATCGCGCTCAGGGCGGCGATAATTCAGAACTTATTCGTATTCAACAAAGAAAATCTGGCCGGTCGCGGTGTCCGCACCATACTTTCGTCCTTCCGGTAGCCCGTGCTCGATGGCCGCTTGCCGAACCCAATAATGTGGCGGCGTATTGTCGAGGATCGTCTGTCCCCTCTTCAAATCGATGCTCATCACGGGGTTTTTCCTCGCATCTTCGATGCGCTTGGTTTGCTCGGCCGTGAGGCGCTTGCCCGTGTCTGTGAGTTTCGGCGCTTTCACTTGAGTCCCTAAAGCCATCTTGCTGGTATCCATTCGTTCGGGAGACTATAATCCAACCACCGCACGTAAAGATCATCACGGTTGGTGGCCAGCACCTGTGCCCTACGAACAAAATCGTGGCGGTTGCTCACGAATACACGGACGATTTGTCCAACCATGTCTGCGATTCTCTGATCTTTATCCATCTTGCTTCACCACTGATTTTACGCATAAAACACCTTTATCGCCCTTATTACCGTGGAAACATCGGCCTCCGCCATCGTCGGATAGATCGGAAGGCACAGGCCGCGTTCATGCGCGCGGATCGAAACGGGAAATTTATCGTCTCGCTGTGCCGCACGGCCAGCGCTGAAACACGGCTGCCGGTGCAAGGGATAGAAGAATCCGCGCGGCTCTACGCCGTTCGCCCGCAAATGCTCGGAAAGTTCCGGCGCACGGTCGCACATGATGACAAGGCGGAACGGGACGAGATTGCTATTCGGCGCGGCGGATAGAATACGGATTTGCGAGACGCCTTCCAGCTCTTCGCGATAGGCGGCATAGATGCGCTGCTTGCGGTCTATGATGACTTCAAGCCGGTCCATTTGTGCTAGACCAATGGCCGCCTGCATGTCCGTAATGCGGAAATTCCAGCCGATGGACGGGTGAATAAACGTCCCGCTGTTCGGACGCCCCTGGTTTCGGAGCAACAGCAGGCGTTCGTAAACCGCCATATCACGGCAAACGATAAAGCCGCCCTCGCCCGTGGTAATTGTCTTGTCGGCGAAGAATGAGAAACAGCCCACATCACCAATGCTGCCGACGTGGGGGCCGTCGAAGGTCGTAACGCCGATGCCCTGGCAGGCGTCCTCAATCACGAATAGATTGCGCGCCTCAGCCAGCCCTTCGATAAATTCCATATCCGCCGCCGTGCCAAATAGATGCACCGGCATGATCGCCTTCGTGCGCGGCGTTATTGCCGCCTCGATTTGCGCCACGTCGATCTGAAAATGATCTGGCTCAATATCCACGGAAACCGGCACCGCGCCCGTGAGAACAACCGCGTTCGCACTTCCGATGAATGTAGAGTTGGGAACGATCACCTCATCCCCGCGCCCGATGCCGAGCGCCATCAGACCAAGCGCGAGGGCAAGCGTGCCGTTCGGCGCGAACACGCCGTAGGGGCTCCCGATAAGCTCACACAGGCGCGCGGCGAATTCCTTGCAGCGGGGGCCTTCAGTCAGCCAATTGTCGTCTATGCAGCGCGCGACCGCTTCGCGCTCTGCCGCTCCGATCCAGGGCTGAACTTGACGGATCATGCCACAGCCCGCCCGTCGCCCAAGCGGTAGAGCTTCACAAGCTCGCTCACGCCGTCTTGCAGCGTCTTCTCGCAATCGAAGCCTAACGCATAGGCTTTGTCGAATTGCACGAGAAAATCACGCACGTCCCTATCGCCGCTCTTCGCGACAATAATCTCGCACGGCACCTCGCGCGCGACCGCTTCCGCTATCTGCCGCTTTGTGTAATTCAGCTTGGCCGAGCCCATGTTGTAGATACCGCTGGCCATCCTGTCGGCGTTCTCCATTGCAAAAATGTAGCCCGTCACTTGATCCGCGATATGGATAAACGTCCGCGTCGAATCGGGATCGTACAGAACGAGCGCCCGGTCACGAAGCGCCCGGCGGGCAAAATCATTCACCATCAGATCATCGCGCATCCGTGGCGCTACGCCGAACACGGTTGCCCATCGGAGCGAGATAGAATTCTCCCGCTCCATGCAGATATCTTCTGCCGCCTTCTTGCTTTCGCCGTAGAGGTTCACAGGCACGATGGGATCAGTCTCCCGGCACTCGGTTTTGCTCGCGCCGTAAAAACTTGTGGTGGAGGCATTAATAAGAAGCTGGCCGGGGTCGAGTTTGCGAACGATGTTTTGTGTGCCGTCGATGTTTATGAGCCGAGCACCGCTAGGGTTCGCCTCGCACGCTGGATAGCCGCTGATACCGGCAAGGTGATAGATCACGTCATGGCCAGAAAGGCAGTCCAGCCGCTCGTCTCGGATATCGCCACGGACAATCTCAAGATTCGGATGCGAGGCAAGATGCAAAAGCGGCGATACGCCAAACATAAAATTATCGAGCACCATGACGCGATGCCCCGCCGCGAGAAGCGCTGCGCAAAGAGGGACGCCCGTATATCCAGCCCCGCCGGTAATCAGAGCTTTCATGGTCTCGCCGCCTCTATCCAAAGGAATAATACAAATTCGAGCCCAGCCACACCTAGAAATAAAATCGGCAACCCGAGCGCCATCCACGCAGGAATTGACCACCATAAATTTTCGTTTTTATCGTTCTGAAGCCATACTAGCAGCCGTCCAAGAAGAGACGTAAAACCAAAAATCCATACCGGGATTAGAGCAGTCAGTGTCCACCGCAACATCAGTGATACCCCGCCTCTTTCAGCAAATCGTTTCCGCCCATGTCGGCCCAGGCCGATTCCAATTTTGAAGGCCAGTGCTCGCGCCAATTCGATGGCGAACCCGTGTAGGTATCTGTCGGCCCCGACGTTCTGCCGCCCGGAACCAATTCCTCATAGCGAATGATCGTGCTGTTGCCGCGCCAATCGAGGAACGAGCGGTATTTCGGAATGAACTGGTCGCCTTGAAAATCTGTAAGGGCCGCAATGGCGTCAACATTATGTTTTTCCCAATGGCCTGAAGCCACCGCGCGTAGCTCAGCAGCACATTCCTCGGGTCCCGGATAATCGTGATTACGCGATGACTTCCAACATCGTATCCAAAGGGAATGTGCGAGTGAATAAAATCGCCGATACACGGGAGCCCGTCGAGTTCCGCCCGAAGGCGCGGCGATCCGTCCCAAACCTTCACAACGCCCGCCATACGCTTCAGCCCCAAGCCTTCAAGCCACGCCATGAGCGCGTGCGTTCCGCTTTTCGGGCAGCCATTCGCGAGGATCATTTGTCAGGCTTGTTCTCTTTGAAGTTTGAGCAGCGATCCAATTCCAGCGTGATAGGCCGCGTCGTATAGGCGGGCGCGGAAACGGCCATCGGCTGCGGAGCGGCAAAGAAACATTTGCCCCACGGGCTAAGCGTCACGTTGGGATCGGTTAGCCGCGCCCAATGAAAACATTTGCCGCAAGCATCCATTTTTACTATCCTTACTTGTACGCTTGTAAAAAGGCGTCCTGTAGTCTCACTATCAGGCGCCGATGATCTTCTCTGTCCCAGACTGCGAAAAGCTGATCGTCATCAAACAGCCCATCGCGTGATCCGCAATCGTAATCAAGCGGTGGCGAGGGCGTCCCCCTAAGCATTGCAATCATCGTATCCGCCCACATGCCGGAATCGTTCACACCCTCGAACGAGGGGAAGAGTTCCTGCACTACAAAGTCAACCCCAGAGACCGTCTCGCCCTTAATCGCGACCTCGTCATAGGTCAGGACGTGATGGCTTCCGTCGCTGGGTTGCGCATCGAATTTGGCAAAAACGGTGCCGTCAGGGAGTGACAGAAAAGTCTTTCGGTCAACGATGCGCATCGGGCTCTCCAGGTTTATCCGCCATATCAGTTGAACGCGCCGGCATAGGCCGCGCCGAGAATCACCGCGCCGCAAACGCCAACACCAAGGCCACCAGGGCGCATCACCATCACGCCCCCGGCGATCACAAAGAGCCATCCCAATATCAATGCCGTTAGCGTCATTGTTTGTCCGCCATGACATTTAACATCATCGGCATTCCGTTCTCGAAATCCATGTGCGGCATGTAGGCCCGCGAGAAATCGTCATAGCCTTCGGGGAGAAAGGTGCGCCAATCGTACAGGCCAGCGCGCACAAATCCCGATTTAGCCAGAAGCCCCAACATTAGATCGAAATCGAACATCCCGTGGTGCATGTTGCCTGGATAATCGCTCTTGCCGTAGAGCATCCCGAAGAGACCTTCGAGCGGCACGATGCGGCGGCGGTAGGCTTCCACGATGCTGGCGAAATTCGGCACGGAGCTGACAAGCCGCCCACCCGGCTTCAGCAGGTAATGGAAACGCCTAAGCGCCGGCAGAACGCGGTCGCGCGGAAGGTGTTCCAGCAACGCGCAATGATAAATCTCACCGACGCTCGCGGGGCCAAAATGCTCCAATAGGCTCTCAACGTCACAAACAACATCGACGCGCGGAAGCTTGCGCGAATCCACATGCACGTACCCCGGCAGATACCGCTCGCCACAGCCAACGTGGAGCTTCAGCATCGCCCATCCCTCAGATAGAGCCTGTCTGATCCCGCCGCAGCAATTTGGATATAGCCCATGCTCAGGAATTCGGCGTGCGTTGCAATCGGTCCCGGCGCATCGGGCCAAGCGTTCGCAACTTCCGCCCACACCAAACGCGCCTGAATAGTTCCGAGCCCGCGCATCGCGAATAGCTCAGCACCCTCTACGTCCATATGAATCAGATCAATCTTAATGATACCACGCGCGGCACAAATCGCCGCCAGCGTTGTGCAGGGCACTTTATCCGGTTCGCGAACCGGCTTTTTTATCCATCTAAAGATAGAACCATTCTTGCTGCCAAATTCCGAACGGTCGCCGCCCTGATACCACTCGACGGTCCCAACCTCATCCGAAATAGCCGCTTCGATGAAAATGATGTCCTCGCCCACGAGGCTCTTGCGAATAGCCGCAGCGCGGATGGGATCGCCTTCAACCGAAACGACTATCGCTTTCGGAAATTTATCCTTCAACCTTAGCGCGTCGGCCCCATCATAAGAGCCAACGTCGAATATAACGGCGGGGTCTATGCCAAGCTCGCCCAACCACGCGGGATTGAAACGAGACGTGCAAACGCGCCGCCCCTTGCGGTCTGTACCCCACCCGCCAACCAGAGCATCACTTAATGCCATTCGCGCTTCACCCAAGGAATCGTGCAGTTGTGAGGGCGCTCGTTCCCGCCGAAGATTACCAGCGCGGCACCGGCAGGCGGTGCATCGGGATATTTGTGCAGATCGCGCTTGTTCAGGAAGAAACCCGCTGGGAGGACGCGTTGCAGAATGGTCGGAAGCGCTACAACACCAGCCCCCAAGGCTAATATCGTTATGAGCCTTTCGATTGCAAACTGATCTCCAAAACCCATTGCCTCACCCATAAGTGCCTCGCGCTCTGCATAGAACGCTTCCCAAACATTCTGTCCCCACCCTGGTGCGAACGTCATCGCGCAGGAGCCGTAGGAGCATGGCCACGATGCGTGCCCCGCCGCGCGCGTAAAGCTCTCGCAAATTCCAAAGTCTCCCGGCGTATTGGTGAGTGGCGTAAGATCGCCAACCACCACCGTGTCGAGGTCCAGATATATGGCGCGGTTAGGCCCGCGAATGGCTGGGGAAAATAGGATCATCTTCACCCACCATGCCGTGAGCCCGTGCTTCGCGATGTCGATGCGCGCGACGCCCTCAATCTCTTCTGGCTGATCCGTCAAACAAATGAATTCATGCTCGCCGCGATAATGCCGCGCCACGCCATTGCGGAGGCGCTCCACATATTCGGGGCCGTATTTTTTGCCGCTGCGGACACAGGCGAAAGTGATGGTCATGGCAGCGCCCTTTGCTCGCGCCTCATCTCGGGTGTCTTCCCGGATGATTTACCAGGGAATTTTTGGGAATATGTCCGAACATAGAAAGCGGGACGTAATTTTCGCGTGCAAAACCAGCCGCCTCCGCTTCTGACAGAAGCGCATCAAACAGCGCTATTAAATCCTTCCGCCAGTGTTCCCGGATCGGGCCATCGTACCAATGGCGTTGACCGACCGCCGCCAAACGCGGCAGGGCGTGCTTTAAGTGGGGCTGCGCTGACATATCGGTATAGTGGATCACTTTGATTTCTGGATCGTCGATGCGCTCGTATTTCTCGCCGTCGAGACAATTAAAATTCCCACCCTCGAAAGCCTGCACCGCGCCGGACTGAATAATCCGTTGGCGCATGACCTGATGGCCGTTTACCTGCCTAAGCAAGTCCATCGGCAGAACAAGATCGCGAGCCCGCCGACAATCCCAAAGGCTCACACACAAGCGCCCCGCGTCTTTCGCGATGATGCACTTGCCGGGGAGAAATTCCTGATCCCATAATTCTGCAATGTCCGCGAGCGCGAGACAATCAGAATCCATGTAGATTGCTTTACCCTCGAAGCCGCAAATTTCAGAAACCGCATTGCGAAAACAACTGAACGGCGTCGGCCATAAATTCGTCCGCCAGCCCGCACCAATCGCTGGGTCCGAATAGAACGGGCTCGCAGGGTCTTTTGACAACGCCATCCACGTTATTTCGAGCGGGCGCGAGGCGTGTTTATGCAAAGTATAATCGAGGACCGCCGCGCTTTCAGCGTCAGATCCGTTTGGTGCTACTCCGACGAACACCCTAATTGCGGACATCTCAATTCATCCCGCGCTTCACGCGCCTTATGATCTGCCCAGTTTCGACAATTCGGAAAGTCATATCGTCGATCTTCTCGACCTCGCGGCCATCCGCAAGCCGATACAGCGGCTCCGGTTCATCTTTTGGAATTGCGCCGGGCGGGATGCGAATCGCTTCGCTCATTCTCCTTCAATCCTTAAATGCAAAAATAACGAGAGAAATTCCGACCAGCACCATCGCAAGCGCGCAAGCCAGAAGGATGATCTTTTCCATAGTCATTCGGCGGCAATAGGGTCGGAGGCCGGCACCGCGCATCTGGCCTTCGACGAAGGCATTTTAGTTTTGGCCTTGCTCCGATTAGTTTGAGCGGTCGGCAAAAGCGCGCTGGCCGCACCTTCGCGCGGCACAGCAAGGCGGGCCTCCCGCTCAAGGGGTTGGGAGATCGGCAAATCGCCGCCGGCCTTCGTTGAAGGCATTGTTTCGCTGGCCTTTCTCCCAATAAGGCGAGGGGTCGGCACAACGCTGGTGGCCTGCGTTGCAGACAGACGCGAAATGGCCTTCCCCTCAAGAGATGCGGCGGCGGGGGACAACCCTGCCATGGGCTTTTCGCCATGAAATTTCTGGTCCATCCGCCGCCATTCCGACCATAAGTCGGAAATCAATTTCTTCGTCATGTACCGCAACGCGCGGGCGTTGATCTGCCCGTCCGATAGCTTGCCCTCGGTCAGCGCCTTTTGCGGTTTGCGGCCCGCTTTCTTCGCGGATGCGACCTGCCGCGCCGCCTCTTCCGCGAACGCGCCGGATTCGTTCAATTCCTTCTGCCGCGCCTTGTAACGGCCATACGCCTCGCCATAGGGGCCTATCGCCCCGGTGCTACGCCATTGCGCATAGAGAAGCGGCTGCGTGATCTTGCCGAATAGATCGCCAAGGCGCGAACGCTTGTAGCCGAGTTCGATCCAATCATCTTTCTCAAGCCCGCCACAACGGCCCCATGTAGAGCCCGCGCGCGTCGTGCCGTTCTTGCTGAATGGCGCGAGGCCGAGACGCTTCCACAGATGGCCTTTCTTCGGGTAATCGAGCGGATGGCCAGCATGGCCGATGATGACCGCGAGGCCGGCAAGCGTGAAGCCCTTGCGCTCGGGGGCGTTGACGAAAGCCGCTACCGGGAGCGTGGCGGCGATGTTCTCCATTTCCGCCAAGGTCTTTTCTTCCTCAAGCTCCCATTGCGCCAAGCTGAGGGCCGTTTTGAGGACGAAGCTAAGCCTTCCAATGGGATGCTCGGGCTCCGGCACGTCCTTGCGCGGCTTTAATCCAATCTCTTCGCGCGCGACGTTTTCGAGCTTGCGCTTTTGATGCGCGACGGCTTCGTGCGCTATCTTGAGCGCCGCGCTCTTTGTCTCTTCGGCCCAGGTTTCTTCCTGGCCGCGTGTGGGCTGCAATTCGGTTCTGATGCGGGCCGCGAGATGCGCCGTATTCCGCAAGCGCATTTGCATCCAATAGGCACGGTCGCGGGCCAGGGCCATAATGTCCTGGATGCGGGGATCGTCGGAAAAGCGAGGGGGAGCGGGCACGGCTAAGCTGGCCTTAGCGGCAACTTCACGCTGGCCCGCAGCCCCCTCAACAAGGCGCGGAGGGGCAGGCATTATGCGAGTGGCCTTTTCGGCATCTGGGCCATGGCCCACACCCTCCGCAACAGGCTCNCCGAACAGGGGGCACGGAGTGCCCGGCCTTATCGGCAGTATGCGGATGGCCCTTCCCGTTCGCGATTCTCTTCGGGGTCTTACGCATGTGCGTCTCCCATAATGGCAAGTTCGTCTTTCTGAAATTGGCGCAATACCGCGCGGCCCTTGGCGTGTAACTTTTCCGGCTGATATTCGTCCGCTACCTTTGCAATCGTGACGGGGGAAAGCGTTTTGCCGATGATCTGATGCCCGGCAACCCGCCCCAACTTTTCTTTCTCCTTACGTAGCGCGCCCAAAACCACACACGACAATAGGCGCTCGCTACCCTCACGGAACATCCGCCGCTCTATTGCCTCAGCGGAATCCCATGTCAGTTCGAGCACTTGAGGACCGCCAGGGACCGCATAGCTGAGCAGCCAACTTTCACCTCTGACGCGGTTCATCGTTTCGAAGGCGCGGCGCTGCAAGGCTCCGGCTCCGGGCTTGCGAGCCGTGTGTAGGACGCGGCCCGCTTCGCTGAGGGTTAAGGCTTCGCGAACGAGGGGCACGGAGTGCTCGGCCTTATCGGCAGCACAAGGATGGCCCGCACCGTTCGCGAATTGGTCTCCCGTGGCGGGGGCATTGGGAACTTGGCCCTCGGGGGCACGAGCGCGTTGACCCTCACCACGGGAAGAGGCTTGCGCGGCGGGGGGCATATCCCCAATGGCCTCATCGGCACTATTTTTCTGGCCCACACCGTCGCGCAATTCGTAGCGAGCAAGCGCGCGCTGAAGCACGCCAACCGCCTCGTTATCCTTCAGCCCGCGCTCATGCGCGCGTGCGAATATCCGGCTCAACTCAGCTTCCAACGCCGCCGCGATAGGCCTTGGCCCGCCAGCGCGCATAATTGCTTCGCCCATTGCCGTAAGATCGTCTTTCATTTTTTCCTCTCTCATCGCTAAGACCGCAGGCGGACGCCAGGCCCGCCAGAACGAACGTCGCCCGTGTTGAGAAATATCACGCCATGCCGAGCAAATGCTTCCTCCACCCGCGTCATGGAAGATTTGCGCGGATCGCCTTTGTCGTTTTCGAGATCGTTCAACGTGGTGCGCGAGATATTCGAGCGCTCGCATAGATCGGATTGGCTCCAACCCAACAGCGCCCGCGCCGCGCGAATTTGCCGCCCTTCCATGGCCGTTAGGTAGTCGGGAGTCGTCATCTTGGCAATTATCGGCTGCAAACTGCGTGCTTCGAGCCGTATTGTTCGGCTAGCCGCTCATATTGTCAACTGCAAAGAGCAATTAGGCTGACTTAAAGCACATCTTCGAGCTTTGCCGCCGGAAACACCGTCAAAGCCGCGCTAGGGCTGCAATTGACCACCGATATCCCCATCGCCTTCAGGGGCTCGACGATAGACGGCCAGTTGCGCAGCATCGTCCCCACGTAATCGCTTCGCATCCCATCGGGATGATCGCCGAAGGCGTGACTTTCTCCGTTTGGCCCGAATTGCATGTCGAAGCCGATAAGCAGGATGCGCTTTGCCCCCGCCTTCGCCGCAATTTCGACGCCCTGATAGCCAGAATTTCCGCCGCCGGCCAAAAGGTCTTGCCGATCCGTCATGCCGCCCCGGCTACCGTCCGACGCGGGCGCGCGGACAGGAATGAAATGCGCCCACGCGGCAGGGACATCTTCACAGCAAGTGGATTTTATCCCAGCGAATTTCGTCGCCGAAAGCCTGTGCCACATCCACCATTTTGTGTCCGCGCCATGCACCCAGTCGGCCCACCATGCATAATAAACTTGGTCGTTTATGGCAATTGTCTGGCACCGGCCTTCAAGATGCGCGCGCGCGACGTGGCGGATTTGAGCAAGGCTTAGAGACGGCCCGCCCGCGATGACGACAACGGTCTTACCCGTCCACAGATCAGGCGGGACGGACCATATCTCCCGCGTCACACGGCGCTCTTGGAGTTAAAAGCCGCCCATTGCCGCTTTTCTCTTTCGCTCATCGCCGTCGCCAATTTACTCAGTGGCGCATGAAGGCTCCTAGCGAGGCGATAGAGAAAAGTCCGCCGTTCCGTTTTTGCGGTAATCCCAAAGCGCTTCAGATCGTCGGCGCTCACAAGATCATTCGGAAGGTCACTTAGAGCAAAGGAAACCCACCATCCCGATTCTTCCGTGCAGCCGGGCGGCAGGAAACCGTGCGCGCTCACTAAAATTCTCTCGCCGCCGTCGCAAGGATACCCATCCGCATCTGCGCGCTCTATCAGCCATTCGTCTTTTGGAAGCCGCCGCATTCCCGGTAGCGTTTCGCATTCGGGCCAGTTCGCTTTCGCCAAAACCTTGGCCGCCTCGGGCGAGAGCGTGAACGCCATGCGCCTACACCCCAAGATGCGCGCGAATGAGCGTGTCGGCTTCCGCCGCCGTTGCCGGTTCCTTGCCCGAGATTTGCCCCGCCAGCGCCCGGCGTCTATTGCCGTGCAAGGATGCCCATTCGGGAGGGATGGGGATTGTGCGAGCCGCTATGGCCGCGTCGGTGGAAACCGGAACATGAAAAGCCGCATCGGGCCTAACCACGGTTCCATTTAACAGGCAATCGCGGGCGACGTGATACGGCATTTCGACGATCTGGCCCGCCATGCGGCCAACTAGGGAACGGACTAACATTGCGCCTCGCAAAAGAAAGTGGGGCGATCTTTCGACCGCCCCAAGGTTAGGCACGTGGGATTACACAAGCGCCGTGGCGGATTGGTCATTTCCAAAACGGCTGCCGGACAGGATCGCCGTAACGTCGGCAATCGTGCTCGACGCCGACGCATTGGTCATGCTCACCTCGATCCACTCGTAGCCGTCCGTAAGTTCGGCTGCGTCGATCTCGATGACGTAGAAGATGTTGTCATTTGCGGAAGGCACGATGCCGGTGGTGGCCGCCGTCGCCTTGGCCCCGAGCGTATCGCCCGCCGCCGTCTCTTCGGCATAGTAGGTGAAGCCGATCGCCGTCGCCGTGCCGCCGGTTGCCGCGTTGCACTCCTTGACAATGATCGCGTCAGGCGGGGAATTGCTCGAAACCCCCAGCTTCACGATAATCGAGGCGTGGCCGTAATTGCGCATGGTGAAGCGGTCGCCGGTAACGCCACCGGAGACGTTGACGGGCGGGAGGACGTCTACAACGTGCCCCTCGTTCGCAAGATAGAAGCCCTTCATGGTGTTTCTCCTTCCTTACGATTACGAGCGGGTCGTAAGCGCGATATAGGGCGAGATGCTGTTCGATCCCTTGAAAGCGGTGATCGCCGTGCGCTGCATCGGCTGGCCGTCCAAGCGGTAGACCCACCGGAACGTCATCTCGTCGTAGATGAACCTGACGTGGATCGAGGACGCCTGATTGATGCCGCCCTTGTCGATCAAGAGGTATTGGTCCAGATCGACCAGGATGATGTCGCCGACAGTGCCGAGCGCCGCAGCCTGCTCAACCGGGATAACCGGACGGCCGAGAAGCACGCCGCCGCCAGCAGCCGCCGCATTGGCGCCGGTGTCGCCCGGAATCTGATAGAGCCGAACAACAGCTGTACCGGAAGCCAAGGTCATCTGTTGCAGTTGCGGAATGACGCCCTGGTTCACCAGCCAGACGGCCCGCGTCATCGAACGCGGCGGCAGACGGTTGAACATATTGAGGACGTTTGCGGCGGAAACCGTCGCCGCCGCTTGGCCCGAGTCCGCCGTGACGGAAATCAGCGCGCCGGAATTGAGAATACCGAGCGGCTGACCGGAGCCCGTTCCGTTCAGGACCGTATCTTCGGCCTTGAAGGTCATTTCCTCGCGGAAGGCATCGCCGAAGATCGCTTCGAGAAGCCCCTGATCCGCCAGCAATTCGTCGGTGGCGTAAGCAAGGCCCATCAGTTTGTTGAGCCGCAAATTCATGTTGCGGAATTTCGGCTTCGTCGCCGTCACCGTATCGGCTTCGTCGGCGAAATAGACCTGGACGCCGCCCCAACGCGAACCATTCGCGCGCGAGGATTCGTCAAGGGCCGGGATGATGACGCCGTTCGCGCCGCTGGTGATCGAGCGGCGGCGAACGCGCTTCAAAATCTCGCCGCCCTGGAACATGCTTTCGATCATCGGAGCGGCGATGTCCTGCTGGACAAGAAAGCCGCCCTCGGACGGGATGCTTTCGTTCGCGCCGGAGGCCGCGCCCTGGATGCCGCCGGGCTGATAGAGCGGGACAAGACGCCGGTCCCATTCCTCCTTGCCGGTGCCTTTTTGGCCGGCGAAGGCGATGGCCTGGAGCTGCTCGCCCATCGTCTTGAATTTCGGGGGTGCTGGCGTTTGAACGCGGGCGCGCGTTTCGTCCGGCGTGTCCTCGTTTACGGAATGAACGGGGGTCATCGACCGGCGCTCGTCCATCAAGCGCTCTTCGGCTGCGATTGAGGCGTTGAGCTTGTCGAGATCGCCACCCTTCGCCGTGATTGCGGCGGCGCGGTCTTTTTCGGTCTCTGTGGCGGTGTTGGCGTCGAGTTTGGCGTTAAGGCCGTCGGCCTCAGCGAGCAGCGCCACCTTACGGTCACGCAGAACTTTGATGCGCATGAGGGCGCGCTCCTTCTTAGGGACTGCCGCGTCTCACGACGGGGCCAAATAAGTTGCGGCCTAAGCCGCTTGCGTTTTCTGGATCAGCCTCTCAACAGAGGGCCTACCGAACGCGCGAACACATTTATGCGCTAATTGCCGAAAAATACAATATCCGGTCACGCACGCAATAGGTTGAGGCGGCGGGCGCGCGCGTCCCGCTTGGTGACGGCATCGCCCGGCGGGGCGGTGGGCGCTTCCGATGTGGCGATAGTGCCAAATTCAACGGGGACGAATTCCGTCCCCTCGGGAACCGCTCGCCAAGCTTTTACGGCGGGTTGCTCGCTTGCCTCATTGGGCGGGATTGGCCCGTCATTGATGGTCCACGTTGCCGTTGCGCCATCAGCCTCGGGAATTTCGGGGAGATTTTTAATTGTACCCTCCGCGACCTCCCAATCGCCGCCTGCGTCCGCTTTCTGCTCCACCGCTTCGCCGCGACGCCTGCCCTGCATGGTGGCTGCGGAAATGCCCCAGCGCGCCATTGCCGCATTGATCGGGGCCACGCGGTCAACCATTCCCATCTTCTTCGCCATCGGGGCCATCATGCAGCGGCCTTGTCCAAAGTCGCTGAGGACTTTCGCCGCTGGCACACCGCGCCCGCGCGCGACGGCTTTGACAAAATCATCCATGCAGGCGTCCGCCTCGCCTTGGAAATAATCCCGCGCCTCATCGCCAAGCGGCTCGAAGGCGTTGCCCTCTACCTTGTACGGGCTGTCCTTGGCGAAGATGAAAGTATATTTGATGCCCTCTTCGTCCAGCATTTTTGCGCATTGGCCGTGCAGAAGATAGACGCCTATCGAACCCACGTCGGCGGACGGCACAGCGGTTATCTCGCTGGCTTGCGATGCGACCCAATATGCCGCGCTGGCGCATAGCGGATTGACCAGCGCGACGACGCGCGTGGATTCGCGGGCGGCGAAAATCGCGTCCGCCGCTTCCATAACGCCGGTCGATGATCCGCCGGGGCTGTCGATGTCGAGAATGACGGTTCCGATTTCAGGATCGGCCGCGAGCGCGTTCATCGTTTGCGAGAGCAAGAGCGTAGAATATGCGTAGGGCTGGCACTCGCAATCGTAGGTGGCTATCCCGCGCAACGAAACCAGCGCCGTAGCCTTCCCGCCCTTACCCGCCGGGATAATCAGCGGGGCCGCAAGAGCCGCCGCCATAGCGTCGATGCGCTCGAAATCGGTATCGGACGCGAACGCCGCGTGCAGGTCGTGATCGTGAACGCGAGCGCCACGCATCACCTGCTCAATCGTCGGAACGAGCGTAGCGCCGAAGCCATGACGCATCTCATAGGCGACAATCTTGCCAACGCACGCACGAAGCGCACGCCGAAATTCGCCTAGCTTATTGCTCATGCTCGTTCTCCTTAAGCCGCTACCGGCTCGCGCAACGTCTTAGCAATTTCCGCCGCGCGCGTCTCTTCCCAATGCTCAAGTAGCGCGCCGATATCTTTTGCCTTCAGCACCTCGCCGCGCACGTAGACGCAATACTGCCGCGCCGCGTCTTTTGGGATGCCGAGCGTTTCAGCGACACAGCTTCCATGCCCGGAATAAAAGCTTTTAACCCATCCGGCGAAAGCCGCCTTATCGCCAGCGAAGCGGAGAGACGCTTTCCGAATGGCGGCGACCTCCTTGCGGACCAGCCGGGCTGCGCGCCCTTCCGGGGTGTCATCCGATAGAGCCGCGCGCACGGGAGGCGCGGATAGCGCCCTGGTTCCGACAGGCTCGCTCGTAACGGGGTTTGTCCCGACGCCAAGCGTATCGGCGCGCGGATCGTCAATCCGGTTTAGGCCCCATATTTTCGTCCGCACCTCGTTTTGGGTCCACGACGCGGGCGAGCCGCCGGAGCCCAGAACCTTCGCGGACATATCCGCGCGGACGGCAAGGCTGGCGCGCGCCATCGCGTCCATGTTGAACGCTGCAAAATAGGTACGCTTCGCTACGATTAGATCGCGCCGAATGGCCTGCTCGATGCGCCGCACCCAGGGCCGCAGCACCAATTCCCGAAAATCTATGGCTTCCTGTTCGGAATCCCCTTTCCGCTCGGCAAGGCCAAGCATGTAAAGCGGAATTCGTAACCGCATTGCGATAAGCTTCGCCTGATAAAGCCGCGCCTCAAGCAATTGCGCGTCCTTGGCATCCATCGACGCCTTCTCGAATTTCATCCCCTCTTGCAAAACAATAGGCCGGTGCGCGTTGTCGATGCCGGCGAATCGTTCCATGAGGCGCTGAATAAGATTCTTCTGCGCTTCCGGCGAAAGCTTGTTCGGGTGGATCAGGTATCCGCCGATGTTGAGCTTGTTCGAGAACACGCGGCCCGCGTAAGCATCCGCCGCCATGCCGAGCCCGATGTCTTCCGCCGCGATGTCAACGGAACGAAGACCCACTAAACCATCGGAAGACAGCCCAGGGATACGGAACATTTCTTCCTGAAGCAAAACCCGGCGCTCACCCGTCAATGGATTTGTCACGAGAAACCGCAGCGTCCCGTCGCGGAGCACCTGCATTTGCACGCGGTCGGTATGGAGCGGCTTCAGTTCATGTACGGCACCACGCGCGCCGGGAATAATTTCCGCATAGCCCGTGCCCCGCAAAACAGCGTGGAACACCATCATTTCCCAAAACTCGGCGGCGGTCTGGATGGTGTTCGGCTGGAACCGGATCAGCTCATCAAGAGGATGCTCGGGGGCTGGCTCGCGCCCACCGTCCGGTAATTCGCGGTACACCCCGCACGGCATGGACGCGATGGTTTCGGCCAGAATCTTGACGCACGTATATTCCGGCGCGTTCTTCAGCGATATGTCGGGGGTGAGGATGAGGCCGGAAGAATTCTTTCCGCTGCCTGCGGTCTCGTACCAGAAGTCGCTGCCAGCGCTTGGGGTGTTCGCCTGCCGCTGCGGCGCGGTGCCAATACCGAACAGGGCGGCAAATGCATCCTTAAGCCCCATTCAGCGTGCTCCGTCCGAGGGTCGCCGCGCCCCAAGGCGCTGCAAACAATCTAATATCTATACGACAAATTCCGCCGATTCGTAAACGGATGGGCCAGTTTCGGGATTTTGCCCCATTGCCACTACTGCGTCGAGAAAAGCCATGAAAGCGTCGATCTTCGCGTTGCCCGCGTTCTGCTTGGTGATGATGACCGCGTTACCCTTCGGCTCGACCTTCGCGTTCGCGACCATCCACGCCATGAGCCCCGTCGCGCCGTGGATAAGTCCGCCGCCCACGACCTTGCGCTCGGCCGTCTTGATCGCATTGGTGAGCTTCCAGCCCTGCGGCACGGCAAGGAAGCGGTCTATCGCGATCCCGCGCCGCCCGAGCGTGTCCACAATTTCGTCGATGCCCGCCTGATCGACGCCTATCGCGGCTTTCTTCGGTAAGAGCCCGGCGCTTTCAAGCTGCTCGACGTAATCGGCTACGCCCTCAACATCGTCGCCGATATTCTCCACAACCGTTAGATCGCCGTCGCGCTCAAAATCCCGGAGCTTCGAGACGATATCCTTGCGCCGGTCAAGTACGCTTTGATGCGCCCAAGCGTGCGACCAGAGAAGCCATTTGCCGGTCTCACGGCACCGGCCTATCACCGCCATGCCGAGAAGATCGTCGAGCCCGCCGCCGTCGATCCCGACAACCACAAGATCGCAGCGCTCCATGATCGCATCGAAGGTAAGCGAAGGATCGCCGCACGCCTCCCAAGAATCCGCCCCGGCCCATCTATCGGAGCGGAGGTTCATCCCGATCTCGACGTTGAGGTGCTTCGCCAAAAACCCGCGTAAGGATTCCGGCCCCGCTGCCTGAGCCTGCTTGAACTGGTCCTCAATAAATTCCCGGTCCACCGATAAGCCAAGGTTTGGATTTGTGATCCCGAAGTTCTTGGGGTCGAGATATTCCCTCGCCTCAATCATCGCCTTCGGAAATTCGTACAGCACACCAAGGCTCTTATTGTCCTTGATGATGCCGTCTCGCACGTCGCGAAAATAATTGAGCTTCTGCTTGAAGATGCCTGCCGGCGGATCGTCCGCCATCGTCGAGAGATAAATGACAAAGCCTTCGGGGCGTGAAGCAAGGCCGCCCGTTGCCTCGCGAAGCATATTCTCCGCGTTCGGCTTTTTACCGAACAGCCAAAGCTCGTCCACGAGAACCCCGGCCGCCTTCTTGCCGCTCACCGTTTCATCGTCGGCGGCCACCACCTTGAGCGATGCGCCCGTTGTCCGATGCGTGATCGTCCGAATGTGCTGCTGCGGATATAGGATCGCTTGCAAGGCCGGATCGGCCTGCACCATGTCATAGGCCGGCTTGAAGCTGTTGTTTGCCACCTCGATAGTCGGCGCAAGGATCAAAAATTCATTCGACATGCGCCAATTGCGAATCAGCGCCGTCATCATAATGGCCGCGGCCGAACAAGATTTGCTGTTCTTTTTACTGATCAGCAGGAAGAATTCGCGAACCAGCCGACGCCCGGTCTCGTGGTTGTAGGCCCCGAATACCGAGCCAGCAAAATCCATTATCCAAGGACGGCAACTTTCTCCAATCGTCGGGCTGTTCGCCGCGTCAACAATCCGCAGCGACCGGAAAACCTCCAGCGATTTCTCGGCTTCGTCAGGAAATAGCGGCGAAAACGGGATGAGCGACTGGCCAGCCCGGATGCGTGTTTCCCAGTCCGGACACGCCGTCGTCCATTTCATCTGTTATCGACAACAAGCCGGGGCGCGACTGGCGTCTCGAATTTTCCCGACGCCGCATCCTTCGCCGCCGCGACCGCCTTCGCCTTCTTGCCAAGCACCGCATCTTCCGCGCGCTCATGGCAGTACGGCGCGACCGCAATCGCCATGCGATCACGCCGCTCAATGGTCGCGCCCGCATCTCGCATCACCGAAAGCATATATTCCTTCGGCGAAAGGCCCGCCGCTTTGGCAGCGCGTTTGATTGTTTTGATGCCTTCTGCCTTCGGGCCGAATGTGAACGCCGCCGACTTGGGACGCCCCGAACCAACTCTGTAACCGCCTCGCGCCATTGGATTTTATTACCCTTTGATTTTCGAACGCTTCGCGTTGCAACGTAAACCTAAAACGGAGCAAATTCTATGCGTGAGA